AAATTATATTTTGTTTTTTAATATATATTAATTTATATAACTATACAAGTGTTAAGATATATAAATTTATATACAAGCGTATAGATATATAAATTTATATTAAAAAATTATATTTTGTTTTTTAATATATATTAATTTATATAACTATACAAGTGTTAAGATATATAAATTTATATACAAGCGTATAGATATATAAGTTAATAATTATTTTTTATTATTAATCTATTATATAAATTTATATAACTACTTACGCAATTATTATATTATATTAATATATTCATATTATCGTGTATATAGTTATGCTTGAATATTGCATAACTATATACACTAATTATTTATTATAATATAATAATTGCTAAGTTATATAAATTTATATATTAATAATCTCAGTTAATCTGTAAAATTAAATATCTATAAATTTATATATCTTTAACAAGCGTATAGATATATAAATTTATATAGGGAAAATCGCGCGTATTTAACCAGCTTAGTACAAGATTTGTTTCAAATATGCCTTAGCTTCATCTTTTTCAAGAAATACTGTTGAACCTATCTGAAACACCCACTCAATCTTAAACGGACGTTCAAAAATCTCTGGGCCATTAGACGTCCAACAAATATAGAACACAGGGGCGCCCGGCTTACACGGTGAAACTATTACCCTGTCGTCTATCGAAATCTGTTCTTCAGTATAGTTACATTTGCTCATTTAAATTTCTCCTTGTAGTTTAACGACAAAATAATTATTCTACACTATCTTTCCGTTCTCCCACAACACGCGGTCGTGTCCGTCCTCTACATGGATAGCATCATACATTCCAGACTCCCATAATTCTTTAGCGGCGGAAAGAGCTTCACGCTCTCCTTCGACTTCTGTGCTTCCACCCATAAACTTGCCATTGTACACAACCAAATACTTTTTCATTTTTTTTGCACTCCTTTGTTTTTTATAGTAATTTGCATGGGGGGTATTGACATTTAGTTTGAGATGTGGTATAATGTGTTTACAACACACAAACAACCAACATTACACCCTATAAAATCTAATTTCAACATTGTCATACTTTACCCAACAACGCATGAACCAATATTCAAACTCATTGAAGAATACTTTATCCTCAGCAAATACACCCTTGTTTACATCAACACATCGCTCAATCACCATCGAAAGGTTGTCACTATCTAAAATTTGAGTAAGTAGTTTATGATATCCTATTGTTGTTCCCAATCTTTCGCCGCTAATAACATAGTCTACTCTCACATGAGACAATCTATCAGAAATCTCATAAAGGAATTTTAAATCCTCTGGCAAACTATTATGAAAGAGTTCGACTGAACTTGTGCTAACAATTGTAACAAAAAAGTTCCCAGTATCCTGCCTATTCCAGATATACTCTACAATGTCTCCACCGCACTGACTAAGTATAACTCCATAATGATTATACTCGTTGTCATATATGATATCTCCACATTTGAACTTAATCACATTATTCACCACGCTTTATACCAAAGTAAAACTTGATTTCGGGGGAAGGAACGCAATGTCCGTATTCTTTATCAAAGAAGTGATTGAACAAATTAAAGAAGCATTTACTGCTAAATGAACTGACGTAACCATCATCGTTATACATCAAAGAGCCTCGAAGTGCTTCCAAAATACAATTACTTCTTAGAGGAGTTAAAAGACTCTCGTTATATCTTGATACTGTTTTCCCATTCTCTGTAATAGAATAGTCAATTCTTACATGTGCGAATATTTTTGAAATGTCTGACAAAAAGCAAAGTTCACTTGGCAAAGACTCTTGTTCCACACGAATAAAAGAAGGTTCATCGTCTGTCCATGTGTAAAGGTTCATTGCTTCTTTTCTATACATAAAAGAGATAACACATCTGTTTCCCAGAAAAATAAGAGTGTCAGCAACAACTCCATATTGATATATGCCATTATCGTCATTGTATCGCTTTACAATGTCACCACGTTTCAACGTAGTATTCATACTTTCACCCCTTTGTTTTAACAGCAAGCCTCGTAGATATATTCTACCATGTCCCCGGGTTTGAAATCACGATTCATCATCACCCCATGGATTTAGCTCATACTTGAACAAAATATCATCATTTGGGTTTGTGTATTCAGTCATAACTTCACATGAATAACAACCATTGCTTTCTCCATACCACCGAATGGTTACATATCCTTTGACTGTTGCAAACTTGTAAAATGTCCAAGTCCAATATGGGTTACTGTGCTTAAATCCACATACAGCATCGTCATATGACATTGTTGTTTCAGAGCATACCTCAGCCTGCGTAATAGGTGAACCAATTAGACATTTAACATCACCACAAACATCTTCAACGCACACATCCTCACAACACATTTGGTCGTGATACATATGAAACTTGCTTCCGTCGTCCATATAGAACCAAATTTGTCTATTCTCATGTACTATATCGTTGATTTCTGATAGCTCATTTGAATAAACCTCATTTGATGTTTCAATTCTCGTGATTGTTTTCCCAATTAGCATATCAAATTTTTTGAACATTTATGAACACCCTTTCTTTTGGTTGTTTTACCAATAAGCAATATTAAGTTGCCCCTTTTGAACACGATGTTTCTTGTGTTTTTAAACTTCGTTTATCAGAAAACGAACGATAATGATTATGTATGGTTTACAACCGTATAAACATGAATATTCACATCGTCATCATCATCATAGTACATATCTTCAAGTAATCCCAACACTTCATCGAGAAATTTTTGTTTGTTAAAACAAAGTTGGACAGATTTAGAAGAAAGTCTTACCCTTAACAATGAAACATTTATCATATCTACAATACGAGATACATGAAATGATGTTAAATCATCTTGATAGATACTATATACTGGGTCGTCTTTGTTTATTACATCAATTCTAACCCTCTTGAGAAAATCTCCAACTTCTTTTAGTAGTTTATATTCATATACGGGTATGGAAGAACTCTCAATTGGTTGAATCCGTGCTACTCTTGGGGTTGAAAGCGCTACAAATCTGCCTGAAGCATCAAGTTGGATAAGAGAATAAAAACAAGCACCACAGTACGCGAGTATATATGGTTCGTTTTCGACTTTGTACTCTACAATGTCACCAAGTTTTAGATTTTTCATGTTGTCACCTTTGTTAGTACAAACTCACGTTGTAGTTATATCCGAAATAGTTTCTGCTGTGTAACCATAAATAGTGTCGGTAATCATCTTTCGGGTTATTGAGCAAGTCCACAATTTTATAAACGCTGTTTTCCTCAACAAAAGAAACATTGTATGTCATGCGGTTTGAAGTCAGTTCTTTCTTGTCATATCTTATGCTTGCTAACTTCTGGAATGTTTCAGCACCAGCAGGAACTTCTCCTGTATAGTCAGATAAATCTTCTTCTTCACAATAGATTGTATACCATTTGTTCCGTTCTTCTACATAGATAAAAACAACATAGTATGTGCGATGGTTTCTACATACTACAAATGCGGGACGTCCCTTTTTGTAAATCAATTGCCTTTTATATTTGGCAATATCACCTGTTTTGTACTTCAATCTATCAACTCCAATAATACCAGAGGGCGCAAGCCCTCTGGTATGTTTTACTGTTACTCACATTTAATCTCTGCGTTGTAGCAAAGAGCAACGTTGTATTCATCGGAAAAATGCGCTAAACATCCCGTGCCAAGTCGAACGGCGTTCATCGTGGTTTGCTCTCCGTCATAATTCGTATGATGTGCTTCGGCCATTTTCATATAAATCCTTTGCTGTGGGCCACCAATGAAGATATCTCCGTTCTTCAGCTCTTTGAACGAAATGGTTGTTGTGGATTCAGCGTTTGTGGAAAATTTCTTGTCAGTCATAATTATGTACTCCTTTGTTATTGTTTTATTAGAATGTGTTTTTATACTCGGATACGCCTTATTTATAAGGGGTTTAGAACATTCAAATGGTTTGGCAATATAAAATCATTACTCAACCATACAATGTCGTAAACCCTTATAGTTATGTGATGAAACGGGGCAACTTAGCTATTGGTGTTAATGTATAATCTTTTAACGCGGATTACTTCATCATCGTCGTCGGTGAACATAGTGTACGCCTGACCAATCCCAATGGTATTGTTAGACATATTAAGTTCATCGGTAGATTCGCAAATCTTAATATATAGGTTCTCGTTGTTGTCTTTGCTAACAAATACATCGCCTATGTTTAGCTCGCTAAACGGGATTACTGCTCCAAAATTACGTTCGGTTTTAATCTTTGTCATTAGGTTCACCCCTCAAATCTCATAGTTGAAAGCGCATGTATCAAATACAAACACAAAGTCGTTATCGTCGAAATAGCGAGTGGTTCTCGTCGTTAGCTCGATAGCGTTGAAGCATTTGCGTTTGGGGTCTTTCTTCCACAACTTTTGAACTTTCATATACAGGTAACCGTCAGTAGCCATAAAGATACTGCCACATTCAACTCCCGGAAATATCCTTGTTGTGGCGTTCGTTTCTAAATGAACTTCTGTACTGCCAATGTTTGAATTATCACTCATTATTTGTCACTCCTTTATTTTGTTTGAGGTATGATTGACACTCCCCACGGCTAAAGTCGGGGGATTCTCGGTTCGCTGACCGCCGCCTGCACAATGTGAGGTCTTACATGGTCTCCACGAGCGTATCTGGCCAGCTCTGCTGGGCAGAATTGGCACAATTAGGTTCGGACGTGTCCCGTCCTACCACTATATATATTATACCATGAAACGGTATAATACGTCAAGTTGTCCATGCTTTTAGGTCAATGTTTGCGGCTTCTACGTTAGCGGCCATGTATTCATATGAGCGCATTATCTTGTCGCTTCTTCCAGTGGCAATAATACGTTGAACGAATCTCCCGCAAGAACAAAACATATTGTATTCGTTCACATGGTTGCGTTGAAAATCAATAATATCTTGTTCGGTAACGCTGGGGTCAAACTCAATCCAAAACATCGACATATATGGATTGTCTTTGTGTCCAGAACACGACATATATGTTTTTAACCCTACTGAATTGAAATATTCAACCATAGGAATCACGTCGGCATCATAATCTGACATAGAACTATGTTTCATATTATTTACTCCTTTCCAGTTGAATAATACGCCCGCTCAGGAGTGTCATTTCTATCTCTTAACCACTCAAGAACATCGTCGGGTTTTTGTTCAAATATAGTCTCCGTTTTACTTCTAAGCCCAACATATATAGGACTATGGTATATAGCACCAACACTATCTTCATCGGGTTCATAAATTTCATCGAAGTATATTGTACTAACTGTTTTGGCGAGTTCCAAATCTCTATCGTCAAGAAGTTCCTGTTTGGTCTTTATTATATCTTTTGGGTTTACCCACCAATCGTTATAACCGCGTCGTGTTTTTGCTATCACGCATATATACTTTTCGTATCTCCCAACAACAACTGCTTCGGAGAAATTAACACCACAGCTTTGTCTTATGGTTTTTACAATGTCGCCAACTTTGAACTCGTCCAATTTTGTTCATCTCCGTTTATGTTTATAGCACGCGCTACAATACGCATAGAATGCGTTTTATACATTAGCAATGATTTTATATTACTAAGTATATAAAGTGGCTTGTAGGCCCATTGTAGCGCGTGTGAGGGTATTGTACGTTTACGCCTGATAGTTTAGCATCGTATCAAGTGCGCAGATTGTTTCGTAAACCTGTCTCCTTGTCCCATTTACCAACAAACCACCGACACAATTTTTTTCAATGTCGGCCTTTGAGCAGTAGTACAAGCTACACCCTCCGTACACATATTCCACAGCTAAATAGCCGTATTTGTATCCTTTAAGTTCGCACAGTTTGTTGTAGTATTGGATACGCATGTCAATGTTTTCTTCTATGGTTCTCACCTTACATTCCCTCCTTAATGATTTCTACCTTACAACGTACAAGCATATTTTGCTTGACGCCGCGAAACTCCGAATGTTCTTTGATTGTACCAACAAGATTGACTTCTGCACCGGAATCATCAATTCCAAGATATTTGCTTGTTTTCCATACGAAAATAGCAGAGTTATAAATCATCTTGTAGATAAACATAACACCAAACTGCGTAGAATAAGAAGTCACACACGCAAGTTTACCATTCAGCGTAACCTTTTCACCGACTTCTCCATAATACCGATACATTTCGTTCTCTTGTGCTTTTTGCTTGCTCTTCTTCTCATACTCAAGATGTCGCTTGTACAAATCCATAAGACATGCCGCAAAGCCAACATCACTGACTTTGATGTGTGAACCAGAACAAATAACACGAAGGTTTTCCATGAAATCATTCGGCTCATTATAGGATTTAATCCATTCAATGGCATCTTCTACAAATGCTTCTGTGTCCTTGCTCTTATAAATATTGTGCCACTTATCTGACATTTCATCCGGCATTTTGGTACATGTCATAAGATGAACCGCTTTAGTACATGTCGCTTCAACCATCTTGTTTTTATCAGCTTTACCCGATGATTCAATTTCATAGTTTATTTCAGAGGCTTTCTTCTTGCTCAAAAATCCATACAAAGACATTGTAGCAACAACTGCGCTCAAGTAGTCTTTGGTTTCAATGAAGAATTTACTGCTACCGCTCACTCCAAGAAATTCTTCGGGTGATTTTGTAAGTTCCTCAAAAGCAGCAATTGCTTCGGCATCAATACCACCTGTATATTCGCGCAGACACGTTGTACCGACCTGTTTGAACTGCTTCGTCTGTGTGTTATAAATCACAACAGTTTTGTTTCTGCTACGCATTGTATTACAATGTTCACAGAAAGATTTTGCTGTTCTGAATCTACTGGGGAGCGCGAGTTCAGCGCTTGGTCTCCATTCTCCCTCTACCGAATGAATGACATTGCCAGCTTCGTGATGGTCAAGCACAGCAATAACAATCCAGTTTTCATAGTGAATCTTACATTTAACTGTTACAGGCACACATTCGACTGTTATGCCGGGCAAATCCGTTTCTTTTTGGATTGGTTCAAGCCGTTTGTACGAGAAATCGACTTTAGCCCGCTCCGCTTTGCGACGGATACGGGCAATCTTCTTCTCGAACGATTCCATGTTCTCTGTGGGAATTAAATACATCATAGTTAGCACTCCTTGTTATTGGTAAAGCTCGTTGCGCTCTACTTTTTTTTTAGTTTAGTGGCTTAAACTCTGAGACTAAATACTGGCCCGTAAGCACAGTTTGGAAAATCTGTATAATCCCGACCACGCCAAACGCGATATTTCCCGTTGTAGAAATATACCCGATATTCCACACCGCGCAAACCTTGGTGACGTTTTCCGCAACGTTGATAAGCAACACAGGCGTTGCGGGCAGTCTGATAGTCGTCAAAAATATTAATCAACATAACACTCTTTCCTCCTTTCCGTTTTTATTATCGCCCTTTCCACTATATATATTATACCACACATTCGTGTGGTACGTCAATTTGTGCCCCTATTTATAGTGCCATCAAAGTAAAAAATATCTTTGAGGTCTGATATTTTGGTAGCATCTCCTATTTCTTCTATGAACTCTTTTTCTTTGCCTTTATATGTATCTTCCCAAAAACAATCCTGCTTGATGTAATATTCATCAAATATACGTTTGAGTCTTTCGTGAAAATATCGTAGAGCCAAAAATATATTTTCGTGAAATTCGTGAACGTCTGCTTTGAGATGAAGTAGATACTGTATGTTTGCTACGTTATATATACCAATATGGTTGATACACTCGATTTGGTCCGTTGAAATAACGTCTTTGAGATTTATGATTTCTATGTCCATATATGGTTCTTTCATTATTTTACGCCATATGTATCCATAGTTTACAACCCAAAATTTACCCATTTTCTTCTTAGAGACAACAACACCATATTGAGCCGTGTACCATCTTTTAGAATTATATTTTACACACATTCCGGGTTTTATAAGCATGGCGCATCAGTCTCCAATACTCTAGTTTTATAGATTACAAAAGTATCTTGTTCCTTTATGTCATTCCACCTGCGTATTGCCAGTTCAAGGCGCTCTTTGTAATTTTCAAAGTTTCTCCATTCGTCGTCTTTAAGATAGAAATATACTGTCTTTAATGGCTCAAGCTCTATCATCAACCTTTGATTGTAATAGTAGTCAATATTACTATCTTCCTCGTCGTCGTAATGAAATATAAGGTCATAATTATATTCCATTACATCGGTTATGAATTTTACAAACTTCTCATATCCATTATCAATGATGGAACGTTCAGAGACTGGCTTATACCACTTGTCCATTTGTTCTTTATAGATAACTATGTAATCTAATGTATCTCCTTTCACATAAAGGACGTAATAAATCTCGTCAATCAAATATGATATAACAAAGCAATATGTAAACGAACTTTTCGGGTCTGTACTTTGATAGAACCCGCAGAGCACATTGGGATGCATAATTATTCACTCCCGGCGAATTAAAATACAACTTTTATGGACAAGTTTTAGGCATCCAACCACTTATTATCAAGCACATAGAATCCAAAAACAAGTCCACCAGTCAGAATAATCCAGAAAAACCAGAATATAAAAATTGAAAAGTTTGAGTCATTAATCAATCGCTCTCTCAATTCTTCTGGCTCTATTTCAGAATAAAGTGTCACATAACGATTTTGAATTTCATCATCCTTTAAAGTGATAAATACAGAACCGTTTATTTCAGCGGGAATAACCTTGAAATAATAACGAACTTTTGAGTTCTCATACGCATATTGTCCACTGATTCTTCTGTATTCTTTATCCAAATATTCGCTCCCGACATCCGACAAACGAGCGATGGTTATGTCGTAATTGTCGAATTTGTCGAACGGATATATGTCACCATTGAACACTACATCGTTTGATTTTGTTTTTGTTGAGCCGCTGTAATCCCAAGTATAATATGTTTCAACACGGGTTGAAACGCGGCCCTTCGCGTCAGTGCTTGTAACTGTTCTTGTATGCATAGTATATTTTTCTTTGATTTTCTCAATGTATAAATATTCACCATTGAGTTCTGGAATTGTTTGAGGTTCAACTGCTTTCAGTTCAAATATTGTGAAAACATCACCAATGCCAGTTTCTTTGACATAATCATACATGTTCATCGAAGTGACAATTGGCGACTTCATACAGCGTTCGTTTGTCTCCATTGTCCTGTCGTGGATTTTTCCGTGAATGAAAAACCCGAAAGTAATCATCAAGAAAACAATCGCTAAACTGGCCAAAAGCTCACGCAAGGTGAGCTTAAAATGGCCATCGTATATAACAATATTGTTCATGTTAATCACTCAAACATATTGTCAATTACTTTCAATTCTTCAGCATCGAAAGTAAGATAATCAACGTTCATTGGTTCATAACCCTGCGCAGAAAGAATCTGTTTGTGCGGGAAAATTTTGATATATTTTTTATATTCTTTTACTTGCGCATTGTAATTGTTACGATACTGAGAAATTGTATTTTCACAGATTGAAATTTCATTCATCAAATTCTCATAAACAGTATCGGATTTAATTTCTGGATAATTTTCAACTACAACGTTCAGACTTCTCATGGCTTCTGCTACATCACCATTTTGAAGTGCGGAACGGGCATTTGTGACAGAATCCACAACATCTTGCTCGTGACTTGTGAAATTTTCTACAACTTGCACAAGCTGTGTAATGCTGTCGTTCCGATGCTTTTGCTGAATCTCAATCCCAGAATAAGATTCGTTGATTTGTTCTTCCATACGAGCCACGGTGTTGGATACAGAAACCGTATATCCAAGCAACAAAATCAGTAGGCTCAAAATTACAACGCCGATAATAGCGAAAAGTTTCCAGTCAAAGTTCTTCATTGTTTGTCTCCTTTTTTAATAAGTTTGTAATGCCAATGTGCTCCTCTGTATTTCATATTTTTATTTCGTAGCTTATCCCTTGGTATTTTCTTGAACCCCATACTTTCCGGTAATTCACATCTGTCTAATACTTTTACAAACACATAAAAATCGTCATACAAATCCGAAAGAGTCTTTATGGTATCTTCAAAATACATTCTTTCGTTTTTATTAAATACAACAAAGTTTTTGCTTTCCATATATTTGTATAACATTGGTGTGTTCCCTTTTGGGAGAGCAACTTTGGAATCAAGCTCGATGTAGTTATATTTCGGATATTCAATATTTTTGAACGTTTTGTCTGTTTTCATAAACAGTCCGTCGTAATTATAGGTATAACGAATAAACTGATACCCACATTTGATGGCAACCTTTTCTGACCTTATATTGTCAGTTCCAATGAATAGGGCTGCTTTTTCATAAAACATAAAAATACAGTTTGTTATGTAGCTAACAAACTCAGTCATAATACCTTTATTGCGGTATTGTTCCTCAGTATGATACGCAAAAACAAAATAATATTTATACCTGTTGAGTCTGACATTCATTAGATAGTTGTCGTCATTGTCTACTCCGCCAAAATAAATAGTAGCCACATGCTCGTTCTGACAATTAAACAGGTATAAACAGTATTCCTGTCCGCCAGCACAAAAAAAGTTTTCTCTCGTAAATAATCGTATGTAGTATACTTCATTGTTAAGTGGGAAAAAGTCCATATTATATTCTTTTATTTTTTGGTATAGTTCGTAAATCCCTATTTTCTCTGCTTTCATTATGAACACCCTCACTTTTTAGTATTAGCACTCTGTGAAATGTTTTTCAAGCTCGCATTTACGCAGTGGAAACTTTGTTGACTTTGGATTGTTTGCTTTTTGTAGGATACAGCAAGTCTCGTTTTTGTGTTGAGTGAATCCGACTACGGCGTATTCGTCGTTCAGAGACAGCGAAATCTTCAAACCATATCTGGGAAATACATATGTTCCCTCTTTGGCAACCTTATATTTGCGGTATGTTTTTGTGTTCATTTTATAATCCCTCTTTTCATTTGTTATTCGGCCAACTTTGCCGTTGTGATATAGGCGATTCCCGACCATAGACTACGCGCAATATGAAACGCTTCGTCCATATCTTTTGCCAGCACAAAACCTATAAATTCAAGTCTGTGTGTATCGTTCCGCCATCCGCCCATTGCCCACCTTTTCAACTTCAACTCTTTCATATTGTCCTCCTTAGCTATCAATCCGTATAACTCGGCAAACACATCCATACACGTTTATAATGCGACATGCCATTTTTGATGCGTCGTCTGATGAATAATATCGCTTTGCTTCTGCCTCATATCGTGTTGTAGCAATGGAATGATTTCCATTATCAAAATCATCATGGATGTAATATAACGTTTTTCTCCCAAAGAAATCAACTTCTTCTTTTTGAAGAATATATACACTCATACCATTGCATCTCCATTCAAACACATGACTTCATCGAAACCCTCGTCGGTTGTTGGGATTTCAAACTGTCTTGCCATTCTTTCGATTACTTCATCTGGAACTTTTCTTTCTCTCGTTGCGTTCCTTTCCTTACAAAGCTCAACGTCTGGCCTATAATAAAGCGCAATCTTTCTTACGCCCACAGGACAAATATCGAAAGCATACCTCCGCAAACTCTTTTTGAGATTTGTTGCGTCAATAACAATGCTGATATTGGCCTTTAACAAAAGCTCTGCTCGTTCATAAAGTGTGTTGAATACTCTGTTGTTGTCGCCCTGAAAAGATTCGTCTCCGAAAAGCTCTTTGCGAATTTCATCCGAAGAAAGTCTAATCACGTTACCATTCCTACAAAGAATATCAGCAAACGTAGATTTGCCACAGCCGGGGATACCTACAAGAACTATCATATTTACCACTTGTCGTTTACCCCCTCTACGACCACCACTTCGTTTGAATTGATATAGCAGAGTTCTCCGCTGATAAGGTCGGCACACCACGTTGAAGAACGTCCTGTTAAGTACAACATATCGCGTGTCGGCGCAACAACAAGATACTTGTGTGCGCCGTATCTAAATTTTTTTCCGGGCGAAAGTGTAAGCAGTTTGGCAAGGTTATTGTTCATTTTTTATTCACTCCTTTTTGGTTGGACTTATAGACGAAAGAAATTTCTTCATATTGTTTTGGAAACTGGAACAGCCTAGATTCTACATATCGTTTACTTCCCATTAAATTCAAGAAAAACAACGTCTGCTCAAATGTGGCAATTTCTTTTTGTTTAGAATAAAGCCGCTTATATGGGCCAAACATATCGACCAAAGTTTCAAGCGTTTCCTCGTCAATTACAGGTGTAACTTTTAGAACAAGATGTACAAGTGCGTCAGAATACTTCTTCCATTCACGCGCAACACCCTCTGTACACTTACCGATATAATGGTTTGGGACTACCATAAAGTGTGTGCTAACACCGCGAGGTTTTCTGATGGAATAAAGATAAGAGAACGCCTCTCCTTTATTCACAACAATAGCGCACCCTTTGTTTTGTACGCTTACAACGTCAGCGTTTTGAAATTTGAACTCTCTCATTTTCTTTGCTCCCCTTTGCTACATTGTCATGGATACACACATACAATCTTGATTGTATATGCGTCAACGGCCTCTACACGACAAACAATGAAATCTCCATATTTGCGAATCGTTTCTGTAAATTCGTCGGCGCGTTTTGATGCGTCATTTGCGGTGAAACCAGATTTCAACCGCATAATATTGATTGTTTCGCTATCGCAATCTCTATTGATTGCTTTGATTTTCAACGTGGTTTCTCCGCATGTAACACTTAGCATATTCTTTAATGTCATTTTTCATCCCTCCAAATTGTTTTATCGTGTGTAACCTAACCTACTATATATATTATAACACAAAAAGCCCTATACCGTCAAATCGGATAGGGCTTTGGGGAGCATTTTCATCAAAATAAACTCCAATTATCGCTTTTTGATATTGCTTGTCTGTAACATTCATCAACTTTATATGTCGGAAGCGATATAAGAGAAAAGATACAGATAATATTAAATATTGGAATACAGCAGATAAGATATCCGCCAATTGTATTGATTATCTTTTTGAGAAATGGAGGTTCAACAATTCTATGAACCCTTGGGTTTCTAGCAAGAAATCCGTTAAGTCCAACTTGTATAATTGAATATAGACACAATCCTATACAAAAGTTGATAAGGATAAGATTCATTATTCGCAATCGCTCTTTTCTTTGAGATATTGGCCAAGGGTTTTAGTGTCTTTCTTTCTGTTGTATTTCTTTTTGCTTTCTTTGATTCGTGTGACACATAATCAATAAATGCTATCGTAATCCTCCCCCATATCCCCATAGAATCTCAAACGAAGTTTGGTTATATCTTCTCCAAGAACTTCTACATTGTTGCGACACCATTCACAGAAATCTTTCATAATCTGCGAAGATAATGCCTGCTCTTTTATATATTTGCCTGTGCGCACCCTTTCAGATATTGTGCGAAGATATTTCCAAGTGCGATAGTAATTGGTTTTTACTTTCAGCATATAGCCGTTAGAATCAACCAATACATAGCCCTCGACTTGTCGAATTGAATTGTGCGTTTCGTTTACGAAATCCTCAAATTCTTTCCATGTGTTCAGTGTTTTTCTGAGCTTTTTACACGGCAATCCAAAGGTAAAACAGAATAGTTGCGTCACTCGATATGGCATGATTTCGGTTTCAATAGTGTTTCTAACCAAGTCAAGCACAACAAGTTTCTGTTTTGGTTGGTCAATAATATGTGGGTTGTGAACAGGGTCGAGAACCTCGAAAACAGCCGAAACATTATGTTGTTCAAGAAAGAATTTAATTCCCTCTCTTGTTTTTGCGTTCGTGGTTGAATAGAAAATGTCTTTGAACCATCCAGCATATTCGCTTTCCATTGCCGATTTTGAAGTAATAATGAAATCCTTAGTCTCTTTGTTATATGACATGATTCCAAGGAATCCGTTTTCTTTTTCATATGCTTGTACAGGGAACTCGATTGTGTTTTTCAGCGCATCCATTTGCGTTTCTGGACGTTCTCCAATGTTGAAGAACTTGTCATAGCTTCTTGCTACAACTTCACCCGTTTTGGTATTGATATACAACCCACGAGCTTTAACTGTTTGTTCGTCCCATATTTTGTTGAAGAAAGCACCAACCGAGAAATTGAAAGAAGAAATATCTCCATATTTTCTTTCAACGATATTTTTATTTGCTCGCAAGTCGTCAATAATCATTTTAAATGTCACCTACCATTAAAGTTAATAAGAGCAAATCGTCGGATGGACAAATGCTGGACAAATATTCTGGAATAAGTTCATAGACTTTTTGCCATTCTTTTTTGCTGTATTCAAACTGCGTTATATAGTCGGCACAACCATTTAAATCTGCTGTATCATCGGAGTAGCCCTCAACGTAGATTCTACGAAGTGAATTGTCATAGTAAAAATACAACGTACCAAGTTCTCCATTGTATACGCCGAACATCATTGAAAGATGTACATAGTTCTGTACTTCCAAGAATCCGCGCTGTCCGGCTTCTATTGTAGTTCTGTTCATAGTTTACCCTCTCCACATACCAATATACTCTACTGCTGTTTTATATGAGAACGACAACTTTCTTGGATGCTGAGGAATCAGTCCGTATATCTCCGGCCATTCATCAGCGTCATAACGAAGCTCTATGATTTTATCCGACAAATCATCGCTGTCAGCTTCGGCGAAGTCAAGATATATTTTTCTTTCAGTGTATGAATACCGGAAGAAAATTGTTGTGCTTCCACAACTATACCATCCAAAAAGTGGATAATCCATTATTTGGTCACACAACAAAATATAACTCATTGTGTTTCCCTCTTTGCCAAAGTCATAAACTTTCTTTACCATACAGCCCACCAAATTTCATATAAAATATATAACATGCAACCAGCGGTTGCGGCCCCTTTTTACATATATATTATACCACAAATCCCCGCACCTGTCAACTTAGATGCGGGGATAGTGTTATACATAGAATCGTTTGTTGGTTTCGGTGACTACATCATTATAGAAATACCGTTTCATAATATTTCTTGATGGATTCATTTTTCTGTTTCTGGTTCGCATAATACTATGCGCAACCAATTTGCCCCATTCGGTATCGTCATACGAAAGTATCGTTACTTTCGCAATGCGATACAGAGACTTGCTTCTATATGTGATATAAACTTGCTTTGCGCTTACATCTGGATAGATAGCAATTGTGGCGTCGATGTAGTCAAATTCGCCAAATTTAGGCAGTACAATCGTTCTTGTAATGGCCCTTTGGTAATCTGTGGTATCTCTTAGGTTATACCACAACTCTTTAGTTGTCATGCGCGGCCCTTTCAGCTCTGAGTTTTTCTTCGGTTTCCATATAATCTTTTAAATGCTTACACTGTACATTTAGGAAGTCATATTCTTCTTTGAGTTTAGCATACTCTTTCTTGAAATTTTCAAATTCCTCTTGTACAGCCGGGAACTTATCTTTTATAGCATTGTAATCGGCAACGGCTTTTGTATATTCTTGTGTCTGCTTTGTAAGGTCTGGGTGCTTTTTCGTCCAGTAGGACGCATAATATGCCATGAATACGACTACAATCGCACATAGCAATATGGCAACAACTACCAGAACGAGAATACCAAGCCAAACATTAACCATAATCATTCCTCACTTATAACATAATGGCAACTGCTATAACCATATATATCAATATCGCTATGATTGCCAATAGTATGGTTGTTAAAATAATGTTAATCATATTTATCGTATCTTGAGCTTACCACAAGGCAAGCATACACAATGAGTGTAATAACACCCATAAGACTGAGAATAGTTATCATCATATTTTCACACCGTCCTAACAATAAACAAAACACAGCCATCCATAGAGTCAATCAGAGCAATCTTTTTGTCCATGAGAGTGCTGTATGTTTTGACATCCTCTTGATTGTTTAAGAGATAGAAAGTCTGACGTTCTTGAATATAGAAAGGGAAACGAATCAATTGTTTATCCATATAGGAACGAATTGTATCGTCTTTGATGATTAGCTTTGCGCTTTGTTTTGCTTTGACTTTAACAGCAGTCGGTTTCATTGATTCATCAAATGTTTTTGCTGTCGTTGCGGCATCTTGAGCAAGTTTTGGAATCCATTCACCACGTTTTGGTTTTTCTTCTTTTACACTTGGAGTGCGTGAAATCAGAGAAATCACTACAATAAAAACAACGAAAGCAACAGCAAACCAAACCCCCATCATAACAAACACCCCTCTACATTTTTACAGTTATGTCCCGTTTGGCAATATTGGAACAGCCAATAGCGTACAGTCCAGCGTCATATTCATTCTTGAAAATATGTTCGCCAGTCGTTACAAGGTACTGCGTGTCATATCCTCTGTTTACTTCCAGCATATATGCCAAGCCAATGACAGCGCCATTGTCAACCTTTGCGGCAACCTGATATACATTCGCCGCATAAACCTCAAAGTTCTTGAGATTTATGGTTTTCATGGCAGGAGTTGGTACAAAGTATACTTTGTCTCCCTGTTTGAATTTGGCGTATTTTGGACTCATAACTACGTTCATCGTATTTCAGCAAGGGAGGCTCCTATATTCATATATGGGAGGGACCCGCCTGTCTCCTTTCAATAATATAGTTTTTTCTTGTTTCTAACAATTTAAGTTTCTTATATCCTGCGCAAGGACTGATTCTTTTACCGTCAAATGTGCGAATATCCATAAAACCAGTTGCTCTCCTGCCAAAGATAAAGCATTCAATGTTGTTGAATTTTACCTTGTCAAACAATCTAAAACCTTTAACCACATAGGGTGCTTGGTTGTTTTTCCTCTTGCTATCTTTACTGATATTGAATTTATGCAATTGTCTATTATGACAACGAACTTTCTTGCATAAATATACCTCGCTAGGTGATTCTGCTAATGGATTACCACTAATACAGCGTGCGTCAATATAATGAGTTTTTTGTAATTTGTTTGATATGCGTGTGTTCTTTGTGATATATCCATAAGTCAAGTGAACAGGAATATCAGAATATTTTTCTTTCAATGTGTTGTAAAAAGCCCAACGCATTATACCCATAAACGCAGCGTCTCTAAATACCATTCCTCGCTTAATGCTCTTGGGTAACTGTATTTTTCCTATGTGGTAGTCTGTATGGCATGTTTCACAAAGAGTAATCAAGTTATTGGGTGCGTCTCCACCAGTTTTACGACTTTCAATGTGGTGTACATTTAAACGTTTGTCTTTATTTTTGCCTTTACAACATTGACAAGTATGATTATCTCTAAATAACACATACTCACGCACGTTCCAAAATCCTAATTGTTCGCCTTGCTGATATTCTTCTCCCTGTATATCGGGATTTTTTATTTTCTGAATATCGAAACTCGCTACTTCAACTGTGATTTTAGAAACAGGTAATATCTGACAAACTTTCTTGACGACATTCAAATGTGTTTCAATCTTTTGACGTATAGATGGAGCTAACCAACCCTCGCCTTTTCTGCGATTATCAAATCTTGCCTTACGATAGCGTGTTTTACGATTACGTCTTGTACGTCTTGCTTCTCTACGTGTAGCAAGCAAATCAACAATATCGGTACGAAGCATAACTTCTGCTTCAAACAAGACTTTATCTTTTGTTGTAGCAGATAATCCGATTGTCTTTGACCCTGCGTCAACACCTAGGCTCACTTCTTGTACATTTGTATCACTCCTGTATTGCAGTTGCACCGTAAACGGACAACGCTTAACTACTTTTGCTTGACCAAACTTTAACAATCTTCTGATATTGCCGTGCCTGTTTGTCGGCATAAGTGGCTGTCCGTCTATATTTAATACATATACCATTACACAAGCACTTCCTTTCTTACAATATAGTACATTTTATGCTATAAGCCAGTATGTACAAAACTGTTAAATACCTTCCCCAATGTTAATGAGAGGTTTTATATGTCAGCAATACTATCCCTACCCTCACAGGATTGTTTAATCACAGACCGCAGTGCTACAAGTTAGGTACAACGCTCGTAGGTGCCTATATATTCTCTCTTAACGTAGTCTCTGTTTTAAGACTTTGGGTAGTCAGCATAGGCTTTTAGATATTACTCCTCAAGCCCCCGAATTTATTCGTGGGGTACTGACGTTAAGCACTCCCTTTTATTTTTAGCCCAATCTTGAGCTTCTTTGTAAGATGTGAAAACTTCATCATTGCTCGCCACTACATTTGTTTCATCGCTGTCGAAGATAAGGGATAGGACAAATTCTATATCAAACATAGAACTTTTGACACGCTTGTTGATTCTTGCGCGATATATCTTGTACTGATTTAGGCCATATATTCTTGCGCTATATTCATAGGGTACATAGTATACAACGTCCATAATTCCCCGCCTTTATATTTATTGGAGATTGTGAGCCGTCAAGAAAACCTGACGGCTCTGTCTACTCCATGAATTTTCAGATTTCAAGACATGCGTCGAATGGGTCGAACTCGACAACTGAAGTTTTTGCTTTGGGTTTCGACGGTTCAACGTATGTTCTAAATTCGATACCCGGCAACATACTCTGTGACGGAGCATTAAAAGAGGTTGTCCTAACAGACGGTGTCGCAGCTTTGGGTTTGTTGTTTGCTCTGAAAGTATAGACAACAAAATCCCCCACACTTTCAACAACCTTGGCATCTTCTGTGCCGCCGTATTTGCCAAAATCACACTTCAACATGATTTCATAATCGTCTGTGCCATACATAAGAGGAACACCGACCTTTGTTTTCGCGGTGCTCATTCTCTCCGAGAGGGGGATTCCATATCGGGCAATAAGCCTGTCGATGGTGTTTTTGTTCCGCACAATGAAACCCGGCACTTCGCTTTCAGAAACGCCAAGATAATCACGGCAGAACGAATTGTAGTTTGTGATTTTACGCATTAGTAACCCTCCAATGTTTATTTTGTTATGAACACCGCGTTGCCTTTTGTTATACATATATTATACCATATTATATTATATGGTGTCAAACATGGATTGGTTATTTATCACATGGAAGTTTAACTTTGTACATACCCTTTGAGATATTTCTATAACATACGCATACTTTAGGGAGGAACTTCGACTTGTATTTTGTGTCTGGGTATGTTCCACTTTTTATACATTCGTTTATAAAAACCATCAGTTTACGAGCGTCGCAAACACACGAATTGTATATGTTGGCATGTGGTAAATCACGTCTCCAACGAAGTGCGTCCCGAATAAGCTTGTATGCCTCTTTTATTCCATCGTCAATTTCATCTATATCAACGTTGGCATATTCCGCTTTTGCCATATGCCGCATATAGCTTTGTGTTGCTCTATCATAAATGCTTGGCCCTACATATATAACTCTAATAGAGGTACTGTGTATACCACATATTATATGGGGATAGCCACCTATTGAAACGATTTGTCCAATATACACTATATCACCTAATTTTATATATATATTTTTTATATTTTTTTAACAAATTACATCTGTTAATATTAAGCATGATGTCGGATATTTCTCCGCTTGAGATTATGTTTGTTACCGGCTTATGATAAGCGTTTTCGTAGGGAACATCGCATCTATATTCCAGAAGTAATTTCTGAAACATTAGTTCGCGTCTGGTTGGTTTGTATGAGGTGGTTACATTATCAAAAAGATATGGTATTACTTTATACGTTCTACCAATATACACTAGCCTATCATGTTTTATGACGACTATATCCACATATTCAACATCATCTAGTCTACAATCGTATACATAAGATACAATCCCCAAAGTCATACTTTCATTGGTGATAGAATAGCGTCCATCTGCTTCTCTTGTTCCTTTTACGAAATCTCCTATTTTTAACATATTACACCCCAAAAAGAAAAGGACGTATGATTTTACATACGCCCTTAAAGTATTTGTCAAACTTTTGAAGCCATGGGCACATATTGGAAAGATTCAATTGGAGAGAACTCAAGTCCCATCTTGTCGGACGGACACATCTTGACAACTCCAACTTCTTCCAACGGATACTCCGAACCGTCCATCAGATTAATGATGCTCTTATGGTCGGTTACGATGCCCCATGTGGTTTTGGCAAAGTTCCCATCAATTGCGAACCGGGCAAAATCGCCTTTTTCAAGTTTTGTACAAATTTCCATTTTTGCTCACCTTTCTTACTCAAAATCATACTTGAATTTTTCTTTGTATATCTCCATGTTTTTGACGTATTTGTCATATGCTTCGTCTGCGTCAAAAGCACCGAAATACTCGTTCATCATTAGCCTATAACAGCGCGTATTAGGAGCATACATATAGTTGTTCCATATAGGCCAATCGTCACCGTTTAGATATTTCATCGTTGCGGCGGTAACTCCCGCACTACGAGAAATTCCTGCATCACAATGGACAAATATATGTCCTACTTTGTCTTTGTTACATTTCACAGCATCAGCAAAGCGCTTTGCTTGTTCTTCCGACATTCCCATAATATTTTCTTCATCGTAGAAGAACTCTGTAACTACAATTGCTTGTGGGTTTTTAAAGAATGGTTTTCTGTCGAGAGGAGTTACTATTGACAGAATTAAAAACGGCTCTTTAATGTCATGTTGAAGCAAATATGTCAGCAAGTTTGCTCTGGAAAATATTCTTATATCCACTCAAATCAACACCTCGTTTATTTTTTTAACCAATTGCTCATAATAACCCTTTTTCTTACCATCTTCCTGATACACATGAGGTTGCCTATGGCTTGGATAAAAAACAACACAATCGGTTAGCGACCATCCTCTGCCTTTAATAGTGACTACTTTACGGTCTATAAACTCTAGACGATGTGCCATTAGTTCATCTATACTAAATTCTGGGCTTTTACAATGTCGTATCTTTCTGTCGGCAATAATAAAATTGCGTGAACTGATGGCGTATAAAAATCCTCCATAGTATAGTTCTTCGTCATATGATGTATCAATATCATATTCATTGATTATGATTTTGATGATGTTCGCTAAATCTTTTGTCAGAATCAAGATTCTTGCAACTCCCTTTGCGCTTCCTCAATTGTATCGGCTGAGAAAACAAATTTTCCATTATAATATACTTCTATATGCCCATAGACATTTCTGAAATCGTACATCACATTACCTCCACAATCATATTGATATGATATTCTTCATCCTTTTCGTTGTATTTGATTTTATATCCGTTTTCTTTTAACTTGAATCCCCACGGATATTTTTCACATGCCAATGCGACAGAAATCAGCTCAATTTGTGAAATTGTCCATTCTCTTTCGTGTTTTATTCTAAGCTCATTGTATTTTTTCAAATACTTGAGCCAATCGAACTTTTGTCGCATATAAATCTGTGTACCTTTCGGCAAAGAAACAGAATATTTTTTAGACTTGTCATATGCGTAAAGTTTACCACTTGTAATTACAAGTTCTACGTTTTTGCCATTGTGTACCATATTGTCCCTCACTTATTGAATATTTCTTCTATCGTCGGAAACGTTTTGGACTTCCCTGTATAACTGAGACTTAACATTCGACTTGAAAGTCTGCCATCTTCAAATCGTTCTGCTATTTGGATTTCGATGAAATCATCTACGTCTATTCCAGCACGATGAAGAAATTTGGCTAGTGCTATCAAAGCATTCTCACCACGAGAATTACCTATTACAAATTGTCCTTTAACCGTCAATACTGATATTGCGAAATTAGGATTCATTTTACCACTCCAGAAGCGAAGATGTTGTTCCATGTATTAACAAAAGCTGTTACAGTATATGCTATATGGTTGCTCTTATCAACTAATAGTCTAAACGCACCGAAATCAGTTTCATAAAAGAAGTAATAATAATACTCTCTTTCGTCTTTAGACGCAATTTTGCCACGAGTGATAATTTCTTTTATAAGATTCTGATATGCTTTCTTGTCTGTGTGCGCATAGTACAATGTTTTTGTTTCCATCGACACTACATCCCCTTTCATTGTATATATTATACCACGAAAACATATCATGTGTCAAATCAAATGCGTATAAATACACAAAAAGAGCCATGGAATTAGTATCCATAACTCTTTTTGTGTAGATGATGACAACACGGAAATCAGGTGGTCGGAGTAGAGAGACTTGAACTCCCGGCATCCTGCTCCCAAAACAGGCGCGCTACCAACTGCGCTATACCCCGATGATTCACACATAAAAAGACAACTATTCATGTGTGATTTTGAAATGGCGCAGATAGTAGGATTTGAACCCACGCGGACAATATGCCCCTAACGGTTTAGCAAACCGTCCTCTTAACCAGACTTGAGTATATCTGCATTTATACCCCAAGACCAAAAACTTGGGGACTTTTGCGAACATAAAAACTGATACGGAATAAAAGGAACCAAAATGACACTTTGTCTAAAATTGTTCGCTTGGTTTTGGTGTACTTGGCGCTGTGCTGAGGAATCGAACCACCGTCCTTTCAGACGTATCCTAGATTTCAAGTCTAGTTGCCAACCATCGGCAAGCACAGCTTATTATTCGATTTTGTAGAACCAGTGAAGCACATACGAATCATCATAGTACATAATGGTGTCAAGAAATGTATATCCGCCAAGGCTTTCATCTTTTATGTAAGCTCCGGTTTCAATCGGGCGAAACGTAACAGTGCGACTTCTTGGCATCGTATCACGCATTAAACAATACACAACAGTGGTTTCGTTTTGTTTCTTGAGGCTCAATACCTTTTCGATTGGGCCTTTGATAACGGGTTCTTTTAAAGGGTTAAACTTGTATATGTATCTCATGCTTTACACCACCTAATTTAAGAATCGTGCCACTACAAAACCCTCTCAGGAGGAAGAGGGAACATCGTGGCTATGTTTTTAGGAGAAAGAACAACAAACAATGCCAGAAAGATTCTGGTGGTGGGAACTCAGGGACTCGAACCCCGCGCTGGCATAGTTTATAAGACTATCGCTCTAACCAACTGAGCTAAGTTCCCAAATTTTGGGGCTTATCGCCCCGTGTTCATCCAGTCGTAGCGCACATCGCTCATGCCAGTTGCCTCAACTGCGCTTCGTAACGCCAGAGCAAGACTCTCGTTAATGACAGATTTTACAAAAATTTCACAAAATAATTGCCGACTTCATGCCCTATTGGCATAACTTATGCGAGAGGGTAACGCATAAGAATCCTTAGTCGGCGGATTTTTGGGACAAAGAAAAGAGAAAGAAAGGGGTTTACCTCTTTACAGAGGTTGATGCTGATGGTTGGATTTGAACCAACGGCCTGTCGTTTAATCGCTCGACTGCTCTACCAGACTGAGCTACATCAACACACAAAGTTATACTACACACCATCAGGGGAAAAGCTATGGCTCCTTTGCGCTCCCAATATTGCGCCCCACCCAAACCCTCGTATAACCTGTCAGAGGTTTTAATAATAATAGGCTAGACCTCTGAAACTAGAGCCATTTTGAGATTGGCCAAATCTACCGCAAGCAAATGGCGGTTGGTTGCGGTGTCGAGACTCGAACTCGAAAGGCATGGGGTATGAACCCAGCCGTTTCCCTTACTTTCACACCGCGTCGTTTTCATTGTCTATATTATATCATATTAATGGTTGTTTGTCAAATAAAATACAAACTCATTTCCAGACCCCATAGAGATAAACAACCCATTCCCCTTGTATTTCATTCTAAACGGGCAAAACTGTTTTTCTCCAATATAGATATCACAAATATCTTGATTCATTTTTTGATTGTAAAAGCATTCTCCACCAATAAGGTGTATATCACAATATACTTTTGGGAATAAACGGTATACATCTTTATAGCTGTATACTTGTTCTACATTGAATTTTTCATCTAACTTACTCATTCTTTGAACCCCTTTGTTAAACTCTTGACTAGCCGCCTTGTTTAAAAGCAAATTGAAATAATTTCAGCCAATTTGTTTATCCTAACATACTTCGCAAATTCCACTTGCGTGTTCATCGCTAATATATTATTCAAAACCAGAAATTCTTCTAAGAAATGTAATTCCAATACATTATAAAATAACTGGCGAAATGTCTGGTGGTTGTATTGAAGTATGAGCTAACACGATGATGAATAATCGAAGTCGTGATGTAACGATGATTGAGACTTTTGCTTGACTAGAAGTGTTAATAAAGTCAACACGAAACTATCATCACAATTTGATTATCACTCAAACTTTTAATAAAGCAAGATAAGATTTTCGCTCAAAGAGCAAAATTTTTACGCAGCCTCATAGTTCATCTGCGTCTGAACCGGTTTACTCATATCCCAATTTGCTTTTAAACAGGGCGGTTAGCCCTGTGGCGGGAGTTACTTCTCAGCGCCCATAGCGGTTGAAAAGTAAGTCTCTACCGCATCAGAAAGAGAGCCATCAAAGTCGAAAATCGACTCGTAGGTTACATCCGTTGTTACCATCGCTTTGTCCACATAGTTGGATGTCGAATTTGCTTCCGTGATAAGAGTGCGCTGAATTTTGCGGAAGTGGTTGCGGTCGAAGTCAATGGTTTTTACACATTCGATGGGATAACGATAGGACGTTTGTTTACCCTCATTATCCATCTTATAGCCAATCCCCTCTGACTTTGTAGCAGAGGATTTGATTGAGGCGATGTTGGCCACATGCTCAGAAAGAGAACGTTTGACGTTTGCCATATTAATGGCGTTGTCCAAATCGAACGGGATAGTGCGTTTAGCATCTCGAATTGCGTCAGAAAGGCGGCATTTTTCATCCACGAGCTGAAGCGCGAATCCAAGAAGCTCAGACGCCGAAACTGCAGAGCCATCAGCTTTGAGCAAACGATAGCTCTCTTTGACGCACAGGACTTCGATTTCTTCGTCCTCTGCTTCTGAATATGCCTTGGATTTCAGATGTTTCTCTTTGGTTTTCACAAAGAGGTCGGACATAGACATGCGACGCTCAACGTCTGTAAGCCACTTGGTAAGTACGTTCTGTGCGTGAAATGCTTCTTTCAGTACCATAATTATTGCTCTCCTTTAACGAATTTGTAAAATTTTCATAATGGTGTCGGTGCCGGGACTCGAACCCAGTCAACTCGCGTTAATAGTGAGTGCGCTTCCTATGCGCTACACCAACACAATGGGGCGAGTATTCCCACCCCAAAGATAAGGGGAAAATTAAGAGGAAAAATTATGCCCAACTGGTGACCCCGGCGGGGATTGAACCCGCAAATTCAGCCTTGAAAGGGCTGTGACTTTATCCGATTCGTCTACGGGGCCATGCCAAGCCAGCGTTTATTAGACGCTGGCAAAAGGCATCCATGTATCCAGCGCAGAGCGACTGCACCGTTTGTGTTCAAACGCCCTGTGAAAACGTGGGGAACTTCACCACCAAACTTCCGGGCTACAAGTTTCTTTCTACATTTGTGCCGGGTCGGAAACAAACAACCAAGCCTCTTGTGAGTTTTCCAGTCTCACTCAACCCACCACTACTGCTCAGTTGGAAAACACCGAACAGCCGACCCACTTGCGTGAATGGTAAGGGTTTTACACAGTGCACTTTGTGTAATGGGTAAATGGTGATTGCTGGTGGCATACGAGCCACCGCCTCCCGCCTGAGAAGCGGGCGACTTTCCCTTGTCCAAGCAACCATAAATGGTGACCTCTGGTGGTATGCGAACCACCGCTTTCTATCGGAGAGATAGACGACTTTCCCTTGTCCAAGAGGCCATATTGGTGACAGGTATGTGATTCGGACACATGTTTCCGCCTTGAGAGGGCGGCGACCTAGACCGCTAGTCGAACCTGCCATATAAAACTCCATAGAATCCACCGCGTTCACGATGCTATTGTTCGCCCGTCCGCTATGCTCAATCGTGTATAGTGGAGTTGCCGTCAATCCTATGGAGTTTGAAACACTGGAACAAGTTAGCATAAAAGGTGAGAAATTTATTTTTGATTTGCTTACCTGTTCCAGTGTTATTATTATAACATACTAAACCAAACGCTGTCAAATAAAAACGATGTTTTATTTGGTGTTCCTCAGTATCTATATTATATCACTTCATCGTGATATGTGTCAAATAAAAACACATGTTTTTCTATGCTTGACACTCTCCATGCCTAAAGGCTGGGGCTTTACGGCACTCATGCGTAAACGCCAATGACTTCTACTTCTTCATCCATACTTCCACCAATCGAATACATCTTTTCGATTTTGCGTGGAGTAGTAGGCCATGAATATAGAATACACAAGTCTCCATTTGACTGCCTAGAGAATCCGCGAATGATAACACGAACAAAATTGCCCTTTTCACCGAACTCAACTTTTGCTACTGAATACGGCAAAACCTCTCTATATGGAACAACTTTTGACTTTTCAAACTCCCTTACTTCTTTTCTTCCCATCTTTAGAACTCCCCTTTTTCCTGAATACACTGTATTCCGGTTTTATATTTACCCATACTGTGATGACATAAATACATGGACATCTATATCTTGGATGATTAAACCCTATAACAACGATTAGGTTTTTAGTATCACCATAAGGAACTCTAAGAACCGCCTTATCTATTCTCCCCTGTCTTACTTCGACACGAACTATTTCGCCGCAAAGCAACAGTTCTTTGTCGATGTCAGTCAAATTATATCTGCGTTTAAAACAATTCTTGTGTTCCAAATAGTTTTCTACTATTTTTTCAGAACAGTGTCTAGAATGAAATATTTGACGATTCTTTTCGCCAATCATTTCCATGGTTTTATCACAAATAAAATGCGGGAGATATGTGCCTTGATAAATTCCATCTTGGAACATTTAGTAATCACTCCCTTATCATGTTTATATTATATCACTATTATGTGGTTCTGTCAAGCAGAACCGGGGGTTTAGTAATAGACTTTCCAAAGCTCCTCGATTCTGCTCAACTCCACCGGGGCCATCCCCCAACGCTCAACGCATACACAGACACTTCTCTTTGTAAGCGTCTTATACATTTCACTACCATGGACGTGTCCATAAGCAAAATAGTATGGTGTAGCGTCGCTCATATAATCGGGCGGTTCATGTCCAAGGATAAGGAATCCATTATACATGATGGGATAACGGTACACTTCGTCGAATCCTTTATCCATCCACCACGAAATAGAGCGTCCTCTGTCATGGTTGCCCATGATAAGGATTTTCTTTCCATGTAATTGACTTACACACTCTTTGGTCATTTCTGCGCCGCCAAAAGAAACATCTCCAAGGCAGAATACCATATCATCATTTGAAACAACCTTGTTCCAGTTTTTGATGATACCAGCGTTCATATCTTCGATATTCCTAAACGGACGCTTCTCATATTCGATGATGTTTTTGTGCCCAAAGTGTAAATCAGACGTCAAAAATACTCTCATTTTGTTCTCCTTTCTATACAAATATGATTCTTCCATTGCTATCTATTCGCACGTTTAAAGTGGTGCCAGTTGTGGTTATTGTATCAACATGGTTCAGTATTCCTGTGCTACGCAAAGAAGAAATAAATGTTAGATATGGACTAGACGATAGTCCGCCTGTTATGGCTGATGTATTAACAGTAAACGGACGTGTATCTCTAAGCGGCGAAAAAGCAGCCTTCACTTTACCGTCTTTAGACGGGTCGTACTTGCGGGCCTTATAAAACTCAAAAATCCAATCATAAGTCTCAACAATTATTTTATCTTTATTCTCTTTTATTTCGGCGTTACTTATATCAATCCAGTTCCTAATTTTAGGTACTAATAGTTCGCCACTATCAAGAAACATAGTCGTATGCACGCCAATATTATACAAAACACATCCGTCAGAATCAATTGGAAACGCATCAAACTCGTGCGTTTCTCTAAACGTTATATCGTCTAACAGCAATTTAAACTCGTCATAAGACATATTTCTCACCACAACTTTGAACTTCGATGTATAACGCTCCCGTTCAAAGGATTTTTAAGCTCAGGCACTCCCATTTTGATTTCAATAGTATCTCTGTCAACGTCGTTTGGAATAAGAATATGTTGAGCATCGTCGTGTACATGGCCATATCTGGACTCTTTCGGCGTATAGTGCCAAGAATTGTTTTGATAGTAAGTGCTTGAATATCTGTCGATTTTGGTATACTCAACATCAGTACCACCTATAATTTCCTTTGCTACGGCATCGACAGCATCATAATATGAACTATCTGGACTGCCCTGTCCTCTAAATCCCATAATACTCTTACTGGATTCATCGAAACAAACAGCACTACGGCATTGTTTACTATTCCACCGAAATTGAAAATGTCCGCCTTTAATTTTGCGCTCATAATCATACTTCTTGTCGTTGTGCTTAAAAGCAATTGCTGTAAAGGCGTCCTGCATTATAGAAAAAGCACAGTTTGAAAAACTACCTTGCCCGATATCAAAACATGACACCCATTTGTGCTTTGTGATTGACATTGTAAAATAGTCCATTGGGTCAATGGAAATTTCAATAACAGCATCAATCTTGGTGTTCTGCATGATTTTAGACAAAGCAATATCAAACATATCGTCATTCAAAAGCTGTGAAAAGAACTTCGACACTTTCATTCCAGTTCGACATATATCGCAATACTTAGAGTAAAGGCTGGGAACTCTATGAATCTTGTTATCAAGAATTTCCCTAGTCGAAAACTGTCTTACATGAAAACCATATACTGGAAACTCACTAACGAAATCATCAATCAAAGTTTCCATTTCACGTTCTGTTTTGTTGACTTGGAATGTTTTCTTAACTGACAGATTGCGCCCCATTAAGAGATAAAGCCATTTCTTGTTGATTGCCCAATTCGTCAACAGCTTTTTTACATAGTCCATTGGGATTTCCTCTGGCGAAGCATTCTCCCATGTACCATGAGCAATCATTTTTCTTGCCATGTCAAAATCAACTTTTGACAGCATTTCTTCAATAATTGCTTTGTCAAAATCCCCAACACCATTAATAACAATGGTGTCCTCCACACGTTCGCACAGCTCTTTTTTATTTGGTTTCAACATTGCCGCAGAAAAACCAAACCCGTCTTTTTGGAAAAGATGAATTGAGATACCATCGTTTGTTTTTACGATTTTATCTTTTACTTCTGGTGTTACACGAAATTTGTGTCCACAATATATGCGCATCGCTGTGGTAAAACCACCGGGCACTCCATCTAAACTACCGAACTCTTTCGTAAGTTCATCAATAGTTTTTACAGTCAAAACCATGCCACTACGCAATGCGCCGGGCAACTGCCATTTATACAATATCATCAATCCTGCCCTTCTCTTAGTATACTTATATTATATCACATTTATGATTGTTTTGTCAAATGCGACATAATACAATATTCTTCATAGTTTATCTTTGTGCGCTCTTTGCCTTTGAGATAGAAATAGAGAACATTATCTTTTTCAATATATCCTCTATTAGCAATAGCATCACACTTCTGCCAGTCTTTAGAGGCATTAAATGCTTCAACGAATTTCTCTCTTGAACCCAAAGAATATTTATCCTTTGTCAAAATAACCATCCTCCATAAGCGCGTCTACTATGCTCGAAATGGCTGATTCTTTTGTATCGTCTTTTTCGTCGTAACAGTCGATTGGCCATACAGCATATCCGTCGTCATTATAAAAATATTCGAGCGGATTATCTTGTTCCATATAGATTGCAAATTGTTCATCTCCAAAATACAATCTATTAAGTACAAGACAAAGTTCATTTGCCCAATCTTCATTAGGCATAATAAACTCAATTTGAACCATCCCGTCATAGACTTGGCCTACGCCATACTTAGTAGTCATAGTGCCCTCTCAGACAAAAGTCTTTTACTTTACCGTTGTTAAATCGGATATAATCACCATATGGCGTGATTTCTTCATCGTCAACGATAATATATCCACCATCAAACAGGCAATATAAATCCCCGTCATGCATGCGACTCCAATCGACAAAATCTCCTAGATTCTTAATCCATGAACCAAAATGCGGCTTCATATTAAAATTTACAAGCCCGATTCCATCGGTATTGCTAGAGCCTACGATGTCTTGGTCAGCAAACCGCGCAATTTCAACGGTTTTAGACATCATAATACTGCCAGCACTTTCACCGATAAGAATACCACCATTAGACGCAAATTTATTCAATATATTGAGCATACCATGTGTACGCAATAACCATTGAAACAGAAATGTATTGCCACCACCAAGGATGATAACGTCGTTGTCCATCAGCGAATCAACTTTTGTTTCATCCCATAAATAGCCAACGTCAAACATAGACATGTTTTCGTGATTGAATCCCATTTTCACAAGAGCGCGATATTCTCCTGTGGATGTGACACCATAAAAATTTGTAAATGATGGAATTACACAAATTTTAGGGTCACGATTTTTAGACTTTTCCAAGATGAAATCATGTACTTTTTTATCCTCAAAGAAACTGCTAAACAGTATGAGGTTCATAAGAACGCCTCCTTTTGTTATTATCAAAAATTGAAGCTGGGGCGGAATCTCCGCCCCAGCTTGTGATTCGGTTATAGCTTCGATTAGCTATAACGTGCGATTTCTGCGCGTGCCGCCGCCAGAGCTTTTTCAGCTTCTGCGGCCTTTGCCTTTGCGGCAGTCAGACGCGGGTCCTCTGCCGTCCAAATCGTAGAAAGACACTCGGTGAAGCAACGTCCCGTCATGTACTTGAGAGCTTCGGACAGGCGGTTACGGGTGGGAACAGCCTCAAACTCCTCAATCTTTACAACGTCACGGCTATCCTTGGTGCCGCCGCACACGGCAATCTTGTCCGTACCAACTTCGATGCCGTTGGACTTGCCGTTCATAAGATTGATAACGTCGTGATGGCCGTTATCGTCTGCCACGACAACATACTTGTCGCCGTTCTTGACGGTCAGAATCATAGCCACCTTGAGGTCGTTGTTCGTCTTAATCGTCTTTGCCATAAATGTTTGTCTCCTTGTTTAATAAAATTTATGTGAATATAACGGACACTAATTTGTGTTTCCCCATCCACTGTTATTATTATAACATAATGTCGGGGAACTTGTCAAATAAAAACGATGTTATTTTTTATCTCCAAACATGGCAATCAGCAGAGCATCATCCGTATTAGGAGTATCAGGAAACGTACCATCAGGAAACGAATCCGAATCTTCATCGTCTGTAAGGAGCTTCGACACGTTACCTTTTGCGCCGCCGCCCTTTTCTTCTTTTGTTTTTGTGGTAGATTTTACCACGAAAGGGAAATGCTTTTTATTTCCATCGTCGTCCAGAATTTTCTCAATCATGTTGATTGTCTGGAACATATCTTTGACGTTTACAATCTCTTTATCAGTATGATTGTGGATGTATCCACAAGAGAAATTCACGCCAGCAATGTCCCATTCTGGACAAATTTCGCAAATATCTGTCCGAGAACCCGGAGTTTCTTTATATCCAAACGAACAGATATAGTCGATGAACTCACGGTTCTTACACTGATAGAAAACCGCATCAGTAGAACCCTGTCTGTCGATTTGGATTGCGAAATTGATTTCTCCAACCTTTGCTTTTAAAGGTTTCGCCGCTTTTCTTGCACCGATACAACCTTTTTCTTCCTGTGTCGTAAACAACACAGACGGAAGTTTATCTTTCTCACGTCCAGAAATGATTTTCAGAATAGTATAAATACCATTCCTATCATCTCCGCCGATACCCTCTGGTGACCAAATAAGCTCCTGCTTTGGGTCGTACAGAACAGTTTCGGGCGGTTTATTGAATACTGTGTCCATATGGGCACACAGAATAACTGGAATTGTGCCTTTTGCGAAAATATAGTCCTGTGTTACAGTACAATTATCTTCGCCATAAATCTTTGGAATCTGACGTCCAAGATATTCAACGAGGTCGTTTTCACGACATTCTACAATGAGCCTATACCCATCGAAATTAAAACCTTTCATTATTGCTCTCCTTTATCTCCTACGGCCATTTCTTCTGCGCCAAAGTCAACGCCACGAATATACTTCTCGAAAGTATCGTTCTTGATTTCACCGAGTGCGTCTCGATATTCGGTGTATTTGCTCATAAGCATATCAAGTTGTGGAGTTTTGGCGAAGAAGTAAATGAAACGATGTGGCTTTACGAGGTCTTTCCGAGTATGGTTCAGCTTACACCCGTTCAAGAGTAAAAAAGCCGCCATTTTCATACTCAAAATTTCCTTTTCGGGGCCATAATATGCTTCAAAATTCTTCTTACCCATATCATTTCCCTCTCTTAAACGATTTTGGAAATGTCGGGGTCGTCTTTGTTGAGCTTGCTTTTGGCCGGAGGAGTCGCCGGAGTTGAATAATTATGCGACGAATAACCACTTGTACCATAGTACGTTGTGCCGCCGTATGTCGATGTTTTGGTTTTACAAAATCGCTTAACCTCAGATTCAATTTCTTTCTGGTCGTAATAACCATAAGAACTACGTTTCCATTGCCCGTCAAATCCGTCTACGGTTTTTATGCCGGGGTCAGAATATCCATATGCGATTCTGTTTTCCAAATCCATGTACCAAAGATGCAACGACGCTTCGCTTCCATCAGATGGTTTTGTGATTTCTCCAACCAACAACCAGTCTGTAACTTCACACAGCTTTTCAAAGTATGTAAAGTCTTTTTCTTCAAAAGCGTCATGCGCCGCGCCCAATGTATTACGAATCATACACTGAGCAAATATCGTGCCGTAGTTTTTGTCCTCACGGTATCCGATATATTGATTAATTTCCTCATACTTCGAGGAGTTTTTGAGATAATCCACTGTCTGTTCGACAAGATTTGCCTCGATAACTTGGACTGTGCCCGCAACATCATCTACGATACAATCACAAATGATAGTTGCTCTCTGTGTAAGAGCCAGAGAATATTTCGATAACTTGTCGAAAACAGTATCGTCTACATATACTGATGGGTGACTTGCACCAGATAAAATTTTCATATTGAACTCCTATCTAAGTCTTACAAAACCGAAGAATCGAAAACGACTCTACTGGAATTTGTAAGGAGCTTTCCAGAAATCGGACACGCCGGGCAGGAACCAATTACGATAGGCCCAGAAATATCCATATTCATCTTATGACGAATCAGAACCGTCTGATTGCTCGGGATATCATCGTAATGCTTCGCATTCTTAGCATTCGTATAGATAGTCCCCATGCTGTTCTTTGCGCCGTTGTTCTTCTTCACCCAAACGCTCGGAATATCACAGAACTCAGCAATAGTACGCTCAAGCATCGTGCGAACCTCAGTTGTAATTGCGTCGTTCTGATAATGCTGAGGATATTCTCGGCTAAAGATGAACATGTTATCCTTGATAGAACCATACACCATCTGACGCCAAGATTTGCTATTCCAAGCAAACGGCTTACCCTTACCATCGAGGTCGTATGTGTATTCACGGTCAGACGCCATGAACGCAATCAAACTTCCCTCGTCGAACATATAACTCAGACTGCCAAGAGCGTATTCTCCATCATGCAGAGCATGACAAGAACGCCAATCGTGTTTTGTTACACTGGCTGTCATAAAGTCCATGGGGTTGATGCTGATATGAGCGACGGAATGAACCTCTTTGTTCTGAATGAACTTTGAAAGTTCAACATCAAACTCTTTATCATCGAAGAAGCTGGAAAGATACCTAGATAGTTTCTCTCCGCTCTTTACCGGCCTGTACTTTGTCAGTTGTTCGTGTGAGCGGACAGTGTTGCTCAAAAACTCTTGCGTGCTGAACATGTCGAGAATCGGAGCATACTTGATGAACTTGCGCTTGAAGTCACCAAGCATAGATTTGATAAGAACTTCATCCTTATCGGGACGCAGAGCGATGTGTATATCGTGAGAAATTGAGAACTGATGGCCGAACATAACATAATATGGCCACTTCTTTTCTGCCCAAGGCAGAAGCCACTTTCTTACCTGCTCTTTTGTTACAAAGATTGCCTTACTGCTCCGACGTGCGTTTTGGGTGTTTCTGCAGTTGGCAACCTGATTCAAGAACAACGTAATTTCTTTTACAGGAGCTTTGTCAATCATTTCCTCAATGACTGCTTTTTCTCCGTCTTTTCCAACAACCTGTCGCGCCCTGTCAGCAATCGAAGTGAACGTTCTACCAACAAGACGTTTATCCTGTTTGCCCTCTAACACCATTTCACCATACTTTTCGAGAAAAACTCCTGCCGCGAACTGGTTGATGGCGAACGGAAGAATTTCCTTTTTCCATTCAGAAACAGCTGAATCTGAAGTTACATGGAAAGCATCCCACAGAAAATACAGAACTGAATAACCCTTGTCTGTGATTCTCCATGTTGCCAACGTAACACCGTTCTTATTCTTGAACGCATACTCGTTGGGTTTCAAATCCTTTCCAGAGAATGAAACAGCATCACTGTTACACAGACGCAACGAGTCCATGTAAGGACGGATGTTAGCACCACCATCGTTCCTATGATGCCAACCCCAGTTGACGATAAACACCTTGTTTCTGTTTTCATCCACATTGGCCGAAATAAAATCCCTGAAACACACTTCGAGCGTTTCGTCCGTGACTTCCATCTCAGGAAGATGATGGTTGTAAAGCACAACCAACGTATCGTCCTTGAAGAACTCACGACACACTGGCTCTAAGAGTTTTTCAGAGAATCGGTCATATTTTTCCGGTGTACCGTCCCATTCTCCTACGAGTCTTAAATCCATTTTTTGACCTCCAATAAGTTTCTCACCACATATATTATAACACAATCTACTCTACCGTGTCAAACAATTTCGCATGTTCAGCTACACGATTATCAGCGATAGAATAAATAGTATTATCCATCTCAATGCCAATAAAATGCCTATTAGTATTTAGACAAGCTACTGGTGTTGTACCACTCCCCATAAATGTATCTAATACAACCATTTCTGGATTTGTGTACAACTTAATTATATACTCAAATAATGCCACTGGTTTCTGTGTTGGATGAAGTCCTCTCTCTTGTTTAAACTCAAACACATTTGTTGGATAACGTTGCCCTGTGTTTATGATTTCTTTGTCCTGTTTATAAGCTATTTGTGTAGCTTCTCCGCCACTACGCTTGCTTTTCCAAACGTATGGTTTACCCTCAGACATTACAGGATTGTAGATGTTCTTCTTCTTATAAAAGACCATGATGTCCTCATACCTACGCATAGGTTGAGTTTTAGCTAGGTTAGGCGATGTTGCGTTCGGTTTTACCCAAACGCAACTATACCTATAAATATCTTGGTTCCTCACAATTACATTTGCGGAGAAAGGATTGTTTCCAAACATGACTATTGTGCCATTATCTTTTATAATCCTTTTGTAATGTGTGAATAAACCGTCAATATCAATTTCGCACTCCCACTCACAATTTGTTGTATTGTAAGGCGGGTCAGTAAGAATCAAATCAATGCTACAATCCTCAATGTCTGGCAAAACTTTGAAACAATCTCCATTTACCAGACAATCGAGGAATCGTTCATTCATACATGTTTACCGTCCTTGACTTGATGAATCTATTATATCACAAAACCAAGAACTTGTCAAACATTTTTGACTGTCTCAACACACTTCAATTTATACACACTATTCAGTGTTGTAACAATGATATACCATCCATCAGCCGTTGAAACAATTTCAGTAACAGTAGACGTATATAAAAACCTAGTATATTCTGGCACATATGGCAAAACAGCTCGTTTTCCAACTTCCAGCTCACCGATAATTACTTTGCGTCCAATTCTTGCCAATGCTCTTTCATCTGTTTTCGCTGTGCCGTCTACATTTGTGATTTCTACAATCTCATAGATGTCGTCTACAATAGGAAAAGTGTTGCCACAGTTTTCGCAGTATGCTTTATACTCTGGGCCGCCAGCAACTGCTCCAATGAGATTCATAACGTTTAAAACTTCTTCATTTCTTTCGGTTCCTTGGGTATGATACCCACATACAGGGCAAATAAATTCTTTCATCGCATTACCGTCCTATTTCTTTTGTTATATTTGCCCTCCTCGTTTTTATACAACGAAACAGAAATAGGCTTAGAATAAGACTAAGCCTAATATTTGAACATCCTTTTCGTCTTTACTCAACAACCACACAACCCCACGAGGACTCGAACCTCGTTCGACGATGGCATCTACCCCAAATGCTTTACGGCTGTGCTACGTTGAGTGTGGAGCATCAGACGGGACTTGAACCCGCAATATCCTGCTTGGAGGGCAGGTGCCCTACCAATTGAGCTACTGATGCATACCTATATTATACCACAATGTATCAGCTTTGTCAAATTCCCTTTGATTTTGACGGAGCAGTATACATCACAAAAGCACGTCCGTCACATGAAATCGTTAGAGGTTCTTTATTCTTTATATGAACAGTATGGAGATACCATATAGGCATACTTCTCTCTTTATCTATGGGCTTTGTAACTACAAATCTGCTTTCATCTTTGTCCAAATGACAATTATACTCTCCATAATTCTTCTTGTCAACATCATCCAAAAGGATTTTGTTTAAATCATTATATTTCTCTATTAAATCAGCAAATTCTGAACCATAATATTCGTCTTTTTTACCACAAAATAATACCGACATATAAATCACTCCTTAAAATGGTGCGGGTGGCGGGATTTGAACCCGCACGACGTTTCCATCAAGAGGGCTTAAACCTCTTGTGTCTGCCAATTTCACCACACCCGCATAAAAATTTAAGATTATGGTGTGCTGTTACGCCGAAGAAATATTGGTCATTTATGTCCAGCCCCGCCCTTGCAACCATCCCTGTACCAGATTCATCGCTTCTCCGTTGTACCTTATTTAACTGGCTTATCGGTACGCGGTTCTTGACTATCCGGCTTAAGATGCGCTTTTTCCCAACTCGGCTCTCCCTGTCGGTTCTGGCAGTTAGCGCGCATGAACTTGCCATGGTCACATGCGGAATATCATCACTCTTTAAACGATGGCTGCTTCTAAGCCTACGTCCCATAATCCTAAATGGCGTGCCAAGAGGGACTCGAACCCCCACTCTACTGCTTAGAAGGCAGTTGCATCATCCGATTATGCTATTGGCACAAGTTTGCGCCATTATTTTGGCGCATTTTTGATTCTACTATGACGTTTTACAAAGTAACCAGCAAATGTTATACCATCTTGTCCGATGGTAAGCGGTTCTAAACTTATAAGACTTGGATGGCCGATGGCCCAAAAGCCTCTACGGTCGTATCTAGAAGTTATTTTTGAAAAGAATTGTTTGTCGTTTATTATTGAACCAAATGGTTTCGCGTCAAATTCTGGATGGTCAGTGTCTTTATAATAAAACTCAAAACGCAAATCAGACATTGCCATCCTATTTGCCCTACAATATTCTCTTACAATGTAATCAAATGTATATCTGCGCCCTACTACTAGATTCATTTTACCCTCTCCAAATATGGTATAAACTTCATCCTATCGGCTATGAAAATGAATGGTTTTGTGCTAATAATTTGAAAATCATATAAACACCACTCAAAACCATCTTCGCCATCTTCGTCGTTGGCAAAAGCGGATTCAAAATTATTCCCGAAATGTCCATGATATTGATGTATATCTACTGTATCACTATCCATATCAACGCAGATTTTGTATCCATCTGCGATATATGTATCAAAAATTTCTTCCAATAAACAGCCTGTCTGCTCACTATACTCACGCGACAACCCGTTATATTTTTTATCAATATCTAACATTCCATATTTTCTACCCATTGTTCACACCCTCAGCTTACGAATATTTACAAGATGGTGTTCCCGGTGGGATTTGAACCCACAAAACTACGGTTCTTAGCCGCATATGTCTGCCAATTCCATCACGGGAACAAAATGTGGGCAGAGTTACCGCCCACGATTTATACTCATATTTTACAATAAAATGCGGATTTTATCAAGTGATAAAAACATCACTTTTACCATATTCTGGTATTCCTACCAACTCAGTAGGAAATAGATACACCAAACAAGAAAATTTAGTAATCACACCCCAAAAATATTGTAACCAAATTGTAATAATTGTGTCTAAAATCACACACTTGTTTTCGTGCTATTTTTGTGTAAAAAACGATGTTTTCGAGCCGTTTTTGTGTAAATATTGCCTGTTTAGAACCATTTTTACGTCAAATTTTGCCACTTATTTTTGATGCTGAAATTCATAGTAAAAACAAGAAATTTTGTGTAACACAATCCAACAGGCGTGTGATTTTTGTTAGACACTTTCGTTTTCCACTGTATATATTATAACACAACAAACAGTGAATTGTCAAATAAAACCGTTATTTTATGTAGTGATAAAAATAGGATTTATTACTCAAAATCCTTTACTTTTACTTTCACAATCAACCGTTTTCCCATTCTATCTTTCAGCTCAACCGTCGGACGTCCAACTATGCCCTCCATATCGGCTGTTCCCATGGTAGATTTTGGATGTGTTTTTACAAAAGCAACTGCGTCTGAAAGTGTGCCGGTAAGAACAATTGGAACAACATCAATCCCAAACGCACGAGCAATATCCTCTACGGACTCTCTTTTTAGCCATACATTACCAACCAACACGTCAAACAAGATGAAAGAGACATCTTCCCTGTATGCATCGCCATTTTGAATCTTAGGCCCATAGCCCTCTCCGTAAAGAACAACTTCGGTTTCGCCGAATTTTTGCTCAAACAACTGCTCTGCTTCGGCGGTTCCGAACAGCTCAACCAACTTATTCATAAGATGCGCGGGGATTGACGCACGTTCTGTTCTTCCTCCGTATGATACTCTGTGGCCGTCCCATGCCACCTGTATGTTAGTTCCGTCAACCTTCTCCGTAAATTGCCACGGCAAGTCCTGAAGAAACTTAACGGTTTCGTTTCTGAAATCTCCCTCAATCAGTTTTTTGCTTCCATCTTCACTGCGATTAAACAGCGTTTCAATTTTTACATACTCTCTCATATGGCACTCCTTTCGACATATTATGCGTACTCCAAGAATATCAAATCATCTGCGTATGGCAAAGTCCTCGCCCATTCAATAAGTTTTGCCCATTCCGTCAGTTTATGGCCTTTACGCTGACGAACAATTGAATAAAGATTTTCATAATTCATCGTTACAGTGCGTCTCTGAATCCACGATTCTGGAAGAATACGAATCAATTCTTTCCAATACCGCTTGTCTTTAGTTTCAAGATATTTGTCCCTTAACATATTACAGACACTTAAAATATCCGTCCAAGCATCATTTATAGTGAACGACGATTCCCCACCGTGCGTGATATTTGTGGTGCTAAGTTCCAAATAATTGTTAAAATCGTCAAATTCAAAACACGACAAAGTGATTGGTTTTGACATAATACGATGCATAGTGCTGGTGCTATTGGCTGTTGTGCCAATTTTGTAAGTGTCAAATTCCTTCCATATGTACAACGGCGCACTTATATCCACACTCACCATAATTTGACGCATAAATTTTCTATGTTCAGAACCGCCACAAATAAGACGCTTCATCAAGTCTAAGTCATTATCCCCAATAACAACTTTTCCGTCTGTATCAAGCCAGCTATCGCTTTTAACGTGTGATTCAAGAGGATTTCTCATTCCACGAATTGCGTGTTCAAAACCCCAAACATCTGTATTGCTAAAATCCATTACCAAACTACCTCGTCTATATCGTTATCTCGCAAAAACTGATTTGCTAGCCTAAAATGATTACATCCAAAGAATCCATTATATGCTGAAAATGGGCTTGGATGCGCCGCTTCAAGCACCAAATGATGTTCGTTCGTTATAAGGTTGTGTTTGTCTTTTGCGTTTCTTCCCCACAGCATAAACACCTTTGGAGAGTTATCAGCATTTAAAAGTGAAATCACTTCATTTGTGAATCTTTCCCAGCCTCTACCAAAATGAGAAGCTGGTTTCCCTTGTCTTACCGTTAAAGTAGTATTAAGCAGAAAAACACCTTGTTGCGCCCACGGTGTTAAATCGCCATTCTTTAGGCAATGTTCGCCATATTCATTATCAATTTCTTGATAAATATTCCGCAAAGATGGTGGTATTACGCAATGCGGTTTCACAGAAAACGCCAAACCCATTGCGGTATTTGGCGTGTGGTAAGGGTCTTGCCCCAAGACAACAACCTTTATTTTCTCAAAAGGTGTTATCTTAAAAGCATTAAATATTTCCTCTGGCGGTGGATATATTGTTTGTGTTTTGTACTCCTGTGACAAAAATCTTCTAAGATTCTGATAATACTCTTTCTCAGTTTCAGAATCAAAAAATTCTTGCCAACTGTTTCCAACATCAACCAACGTCTCCACCAGTTACCGTGTATGTCTCTACGCCAGACGCTTCAAGTGCTTCTTCGATATTGTCCAAAACATCATCCACGTCAATATCTTCTTCAATTTCAACAACAAAACGATACATATACTTTAATCCCTTTCGCGCCTCATAAGCACTATAAAAATTTCAAAAATAAAAAGTATAATTGTTACTCCCCAAAATGGAAGCGGAGAAAATGCAGGTACAAAGAAGGCGTTCCAAGCAAGGCATATGAGCCAAGAGAAAAACGCCGATACCCCAAAATAAAATGCCAATACAAGTGCTATAAGAAATAGCACAGCAAAAAATATTAGTATAGATTCCATTAGCTCACCCTTCTAAATCTTTTGGATTTCTACTTTTGCCCTTATCTTTTACGAGCTTCCCATCTACTATATTATACCGCCAATACCAAGTTGTGTCAAGTATATGGGTAACTATGACATACTGTACTTCCCCACCAATATGGTAGGTTAGTACAGCACGTTCACCACGAGGAAGTTTTACATCTTCAATTTTCATCAATCAATGATAAAATCTTTCAGTGGCTCATACAACGACGGGTCGCACTTAATCCACTTCTCCGGCCACTCGCACAATGCCAGAGTAAAACCAAGCAAACTCTTTGCGTTTACACGAAATTCAGTTCCATCTTCGTTGGCCTGATTCAGCAGAAATACATCTCCGTCAGATTTATCAATGACTCCCATGATTCCTGTGATATCGCTTTTTGTGTCTACACGAACTTTATACTTTGTCATATTATACCTCATTTAATTCAAACATAATGTAAAACGGACACTTGATATATTTCTTTTCAAATTCGTCCATAGAACGAGTCTCAACTTTGCTCTCTACGTTATGGAAAACAAAATTAAACCCATTGTTTTCAAACATAACATAATGGAATGAATGGCCTGTAAAATAATAAATAATTCCGAACCTTGGAATATTTGCCGAGCGGTATCTCCGCATAACTCTCATTTTACAGTCCACATATTTAGAGTTATACTTCTCCTTTAAATGACGTAACATGTCAAAAACAGAAGTACCAAGAATACCTTTAAGGTCAACCGTTTTCTCAAACGAGTTTAAAGTTTCAGATGCTACTTTTACAAAATCTTTGTCATTGAAAATCAGTCGCGTCAAATTGTAAAAAGCAATCCATCCGCATCCATTGTATGAAGATGGAAACTTTCCGTACTTCCAATCGCATCTTGACTGATATTCAATGAACCCTGTCGTTTCTATAAAGTTCACGAACTTACACCCCATCCATCTACCGGCCCGAACGTCAACTGCTCAGAAATCGTTTCAAAGTGCCTTTCGCGCACTCTTTGGCCACAAAAAGGACAATAAAATTGGACTTTTATGATGTGTTCACAACTAGGACATTTTTGCCATTTTTGGGGCAAAAACGCGCATTTTTTGGGCTTTTCGGGCTGATTTTTCGCAAAAAGTGCCTTTAAAAACACCTTAATTTTCACCAGTTCATTTTCGTCCAATTTTTCATCTGAATTTGCGTTCAGTTGTTCAATTTTCTGAAAATAGTCGTCCAACTCAAATTCTGTTACCACTCAACCACTCCTATCTTTTAAAAAGTATAAAACAGAGCCAATGGCATATATTGGCAGTATAACAAGAGAAATTTCTGGATATCTGTCTAGTCCAACAAGGATACAACCAAACATGAGTATCCCAGAAAATGCCATAAGAAAATATTTCATAGATAACACACCAATATATTTCTATCAGTATCCTTGAAGTTCTCCTCAAGAATTATTCTAACTTTATCCCATTCCAATTTGTCTAGCCCGCACCCAATCTTTGGGATTGCCAACGGCAACAAACATTCTGGGTCGAACACGTCTAAATTTTGTTTGAGAAACTCTATTCCACCATTGAGCGTCATATATGTTGGTTTCTCAAAATATCTTTTCTTAGTTACAATGTTGTGTATAATTCTCTTATCTTCTAACACAAGAGACATACAAGCAGGAACTTCTGTTTTAGAACCATCGAGGCGCGACTTGATATGATACCGACGTTCAAACTCTTTTGCTATACCAGCATCAAGAGCAAAATCAGCACTTACACAATGAGCAAGCATAAAACGATTAGGTGTATCAAACAAGTTCATTTTCTTTTCTACGATTTTCATATCAGACGCGCCCCCTATATAATAATGTATTATATATATTATAACACAAATCATATAGTATGTCAACTAGGAACACGAAATCATTTAATGCTTATAATCCGTTAGAATATCAAAAAACTTGAAAGCCACATAACAGAATAACGCAAAACATATACCAAAACAAACTATCAACATAATATTGTCACCTAAATATCAAGAGGTAAAAAACTATGATACAAAAACTCTATACCTCTATATTCTTCATCAATGTGATAATGCCCACAATACCACTTTTTGAATTGAAGCCCATCGTTACATAATGATTCAAACCACATTTCTGTCGATTTGTCCACTGTGTTTTGGTCGATTCCGGGAAGAAATGTATATTCTGGTATAGCAAAATATGGGCATGTATGCGTTAAAACAATATCTACTTTATAATCATTGTTTTGTAGATTAAGATACGCATTTTTCTTGTTGCTATCCGTTGGTTGCTCGTCCTCGAACCATATATAACGGTGTCTCAAACGATAAAATTTATCTACTGAATATGCTCCACCACAACAGAATATCTTTTTGTCATTGATTGTATATATCTCTCCATCTTTTACAAAGAAGATGTTCGGATATTTTTCCTCACAATACATATCGCCGCCCCACATCTTTTTGACGGTATATATGTCTGTGAGATTCTCATGGTTTGCGTCATGGTTTCCACGCAAACAAACAATTTTAGCATTGAGCTTTGAAAGATATTTCTTTTTATCGTCGTCTAATCCATATCTTAGATGCCAGTTCAAACCAACATCACCAAGTATAAATATATAAAGTTCATCATCTGGATTTTTCTGTGAAATGAAAAACTTTATTTTGTCATACTGCCCATGACAGTCGCCAGTAACAAAATACTTTGTCATAACTACCTCATATACTCAGGCGTTCCTGTACTTAAATAGCTTTTCTATCTTTTTGGGACGATTTTGTAAGTTCTTATCTAGAGTTCTAACAACTTCTTTTTGCCATACACACTCAAAATCATCTGGTGCGTGTTCTTCGCTAATAAATACGATGTTATTTTTACTGATTTCTCTCATGTAATCCCAGAAATCATCGTAATCAATCTTGAACTTACTCCCATATGCGGTTGTATTGGCATACGGTGGGTCGGCATATACTACACTCCCGTTTGGGATAATGACATCCCTATAATCCATACTTATAAATGTGGCGTTTTGTAAACCAGCCATATTTTTTATAAGTCCACGCTTACCTGTTGAAGCATAGTTCCTATGCTTTTTATTGTCTCGTGCGTATCCGCCAAACCACTTTCCACCGAAGGAGCAAGCAAATCCAACAAAACCAGACAGCGCCTTATCTTCGTCCAAATTGTTTCTAATGTATTCGTATTGTTCTTCTGTAATTTCATCTGGTAATTCATAACCATTTTGTAGCGCTTTAAACATTTCTATAAGATATTCATGTTTATCATTTAATATTTTTATATCTGCTTTTATTTTGCTCTCAATTGAACATGCTCCGCAAAATAAGCTGACGAATGTTGCCCCACCAATTCCACTAATTTCGTGGTTAATTACTTCAGAAATTCGTGAACTTATCAATTGCTTACCGCCCATATAAAGCATTTTTACCTCGTCCTTAAAATCAATCTTTTAAAGTCGTATACTTATTTCTATAACCCATACAGTCTCCGTTACCATTCCCTTTAACATTCCTTTTACAAACCATATACCACATCTTCGGATTTTTGAATTTGTCGTCAAAATGTATACATCTGGTACATAATCCATCAAATTCGTATTCTGGACACTTAGAGATGGAAAAACTTTCAATCCCGTTTGGCAAAACTGTATTTTCAGCTATCCATCCATCGACTGGAACAAGTTGTGAACTCCAAGAGCAGTTTCCACACGCTTTAGCGCAACTGAAACAGAGTTGGTCATTACTATACATATATGTCTCCCGCTCTCACCTTGTTACTATTATACCACAGAACAAAGGATTTGTCAAGTAGGAGACATATTCAACAATTACATGATTATTTGTTCATATTTATTGAGATACCAACTTTTTCTGCCATTATATTCCTTTACAGACAACGAACGTGGGTTTACCTTTATAACGTTATTTTTCACGACACGACAGGATTCGTAAACGTTTGGATAAACAAGAATCTCTGCTTTCTTTCCAGTCCCAATAGATAATGTTTCAAATGAATATGCCCATACTTTACCAGTCTTTTTGCTGTTCAATTGTCTAACGTCTAGGAGCAATAGTTTAGTTCTATCGGCTTCTTCATTCGTTCTGAAGTCGATATATCCAACATATTCTTGTTGCCACACGATTTTTTCAATGATAGAGAAATCGCTGTTGTGTATAACTTGTAGATATTCTTCAACTTCTTTTAGTATTGCTTTCATATCTAAGTCAACATACTTTTTAGCTGTTTCACGGCTGTGTCTTTTGAATATCCCCTCAAATACGTCGGCACCATCGAACTTGTCTTTACCAATCATTTTTGATTTTCCAAATTGCTCATAGAATCTATATACGTTTAATAAATATCTGGAATTTCCAAATTCTTTGAAGAAATCAAGTTTGATAAGAATTTCTATTTGTCTAGAGTTTATATACTTGCTATCAAGCGAAGCCAATAAATCTATGAACCCATCATACTTTTCGTTTCTTAGACTAAACAAATATTCGGCGGTGTCTGGACTAAGATATTTAATAGAAGCTATTCCTTTATATATGGCAAAATGTTCTTTGTCCATATAATAGTTTGAACGGGAATGTCTAAATTGTGGTTGAAATATTCTTACTCCACGCCGTTTCGCCATTTCATATACTACTTTGGTTTTATCTTCTTTATCTGACCAAACGTTAAAACATGTTGCTATAAACTCTAATGGATAATAATGTCTAAGCCACCCACAAGCATAGCCTATAAAAGAATAACTGTCGGAATGATTCCAAGAGAACGCATAACGAGTGGCATCTAAGATACATTGTAGTATTGGTTCTATGATTCTTTGACAATCACTATCTGTAAGATGATATTTGTCTTTCGATGTTTTTATAAAACCATTTCTGATTTCTGGAAGCAACTGCTCAGTGCCCTTTTTCTTCGCTATTGCTTTTCTCGCTTTATCAGCCATGTTAAGACTGTATCCGCAAAACTTCATCAAGAACTTCATAATATCTTCTTGAATGATACAATAACCAAGTTCGGGTGCCAATAATCTATCTATCGCCTCAACGCCAGTCTCATTAAAAATTCCTGCGGATGCGTTTTCTCTGATAGATGCTCCACATGGTCGAATTAATGCGTTTCCAAAACTAAACAGCTTCAAATACGAAATAGATGGCATTTTTTCTTTTATAATTTTTATTGTTTCATCAGAAAATAATTGACGCAACAACTGTCCACCAAAATCTGATTCGTACTGGAATATACAAGAATTATCATCTCGAATATCTTTCCATACAGCCCAATCATCCAAATCTATATTATCTGGATTAACTCTTTCTATTCCAGCTAACTTACATGTCTCATTTATAATACCGACGTTATCCAAACCCAAACAGTCCAGCTTCGTCCACCATCCGGCATCAAGCCCATACATGTCCAAAGATGAAACAGGATGGTCAGTTGTAGAAAGGGTAAACAATCCTATTTCTTCTTCTATATTCCTTGTCGCGCAAAGTACGCCAGCGGGATGCGTACCAACAGATACAATTGTACCAGCTATTAAATCAACATATTCAAATATATCGGGATAATCTTTTTTTAGTTTGTCGTCAGCAAATTCTTCTTTTTTATCATTTATAGAAAGTCTCTTTTTGATATCTCTAGCATCATCCAAAGAATAACCAAGCGCTTTACATACATAATCAATAGCACCACGAACAGCTACTGTACCAAAGGCGGCAATCTCTGATGATTTAATCAAATCATTTGTCAATAGAAAATTTCTTGTTTTTGCTCTGTCGGGGTCATAGTAGTCCGAATCAATATCGGCGTTACTCTGCCTATCAGGATTAGCAAATCTAAAGAAATTCAAATTGAATTTGATGCTGTCCATTTCGGTTATTCCAAGAAGATACGCTATCATACTTCCAGAAACAGAACCTCGTCCGGGGCCAACAAACACTCCATTTTCGTGCTCCCAGTTTCTAACATATGTTTGGAACAACATAAAATCTTCCATATTCGTCTTATGATAGACTTCAAGCTCAGCATCCACCCTTTTTAAAAGTTCCTCTTTTGAGTGATTTTTAAGAGCGTATGGATGTGTTTCAACGGCTTTATAAACAGTTTCTTTAAAGGCTTTTTCAGAATCTTTGTATAATTTTGGATATTTAGGAGAAGTATCCAACGCGAACTCCTCAACGCTGTCTCTGACAACACATGTATTCGCTATTGCTTCTTTTACTACTTCTTCGTCTAATACACCCTGTTTTCTATACGCCTCCACAAGTTCATCATATGTCTTAAAGGTCAAATCCCAACCATCTTCACTCTCAAAATAAACCTTTTTAGACTTTTGTAAAATAACTCTTGCTTTTGCTAGTTTTTCGTTGAGCGAATGCGTATCGGTTCCGGCAATCAGCCTTACGCCAGTCTTATGCGATAAATCTTGTAAATACAAATTATATCTACACTGGTCGTCTACACAATGGTGTTGAATCTCAAAAAAACATCTATCTCTATGTTTTGTGAAATATTCTATTACTCTCTGTTTTACTTCATTAGTTCCGTCATTTAATGGGCCACCCAAACAAGCACTTGTCAAAATTATGTTTTCGCTCAACGATTCCATTTCATCGAGCGTAATTCTTGGAGAGTAATAAAAATGACCATCTTTTCTATTGTTGGATATTGTAACCATACGATTTATTTCTTTAACGCCATCCCAATTCTTGGCAATTGCTATCATATGGTAGTTGTCTCGAACCTTGTTATCTTTATTTTCTGTCATATAAAGCTCAATGGCATGAACATATTTCATGCCAGCGGCTTCAATCAAAGATTTTTTAGTTGCCCAATTAAGTATATTGCCATGTTCGCTAAACGCCAGAGCTGACATTCCACACTTTTTCGCCATGTCAACATACATTTCTATTTTAGTTACAGAGTCAATATTCGTTGTACAGCTACTATAATCGCTATGTAGGTGATATATAAAGATATCTTTCATCATTTTTTAATTTCTCCAAGCACTTCTACGGTTTTATCTGGATACTTTATATTGCTCACCAGTGTACACTTTACACATTCTGGATATGTGATTGTGCTTTTTCGTTCCCATTCATAAGCGTAATCATGTTCTTTGGAATCAGAATATACTCTATAACTCTTTCTGTCGAAATACAGTTTAACTTCTTTATCAATAAGTCCCGTTTCTCTGTCTTTGATACATCTTATTAATGTATTATACCCGTCTGGGTCGTCCCATAGAATTTCAACGCTAAAAGCTCTATTACAACATTTAAGAATATCACTTGAACCAGCAATATCGTCGCCACCAATTTCCTTTACGCCAGCGGCAAGTTTTCTGCTATGGGCAACTAAAGCAACTCTAACAGGGAAATTATTTGTAAATGTTTTTAGATTTATTACGAAATTCTTCTGCTTTTCGTATTTATCATCACCATATTCCTGTGAACAATCAACAGTCAGGAGAGAGTCAACGATGAAGTTTTTTACACCATATCGTTTATAAGAATACTCCATTGCTTGTAAGATTGATTTTGAGTTTGTATCAAATTCGTTGTTGTCATTATACACATACACAGAGTCTCTATAAAACTCTTTAATTGCTTTAGCGGCATCTGTCGTGACAGCATATCCATTTGGACGCCCCTCTTTACTGTTATCGAACTCTTTTATATGCCTACTAGATGCCAACGGCTTAATCACATTTCCGAGAAGAATACCACTTGGTATCTCACCACTATATATGAACACCTTTTCTCCTGCTTCTAATGGAGCGGCAACAAACATTGTGTTAAGGATACTTGATTTACCATTGCCAGATTTACCAGTTAATATCGTAAGTGAGTTTTCAAAACTTCCAGAGAACACTCTGTCCATAGCAGAAAATCCACTTGATATTCTTGGCATATCTTGTAGTTGTACTTCTTCAACGTCCATCAAACGTTTAACTTGTGGGTTATCCTCAAGTTTAGCACTGGCAATCATGTCAATGACCGCCGATGGACCACATGCTACAAGCACATTATTGGCATCTACTTTTTTATAGTCTTTATTTTCGTCTAAATCTATATTTTTTACTACTTTTCTAAAATAAGACTCTACTTCAGCCTGTACTACATCATTTTTTGGTACTACTTTTGTTCTATAAACTCCAAGCCTTTGTACGCACTCTTTTATTGCGTCTTGTCCGGCTTTATCATCATCAAACCAAAGTATTATTTCTTTACATTTTTCAAGAACATCAAAATTGAAGTCAATCCAGTTTTTATCTCCCGCACCACCGGGAATTGAAACTGTATTTATATATCCTGCTTCTACACAAGCAAGTCTATCATTTAAACCCTCGACTATAACAAGCGGTGTATCGTAGTTTATCCTATTTACACCATACAGCAAAGCACATACGCCAGCGTTTTGTTGCCAGAACCATTTTGCGCCTTTATCAGAGTTTCTGTGTGCGCTAGATACCCTATATTTAGTCTGTATAAGTTTACCTGTCGTATTATAAAACTGATAAGCGATATTACCATGAGAATCCTGTTTTACGTTACAAAGGTCTAATGTACTTTCTGATATTCCTCTTGATTTTAGATATTTTTCGGCAATACTTCTGTCGGTATTTACTTCATCTTTAGAGCATTTAAAGTCTTTGAAAACATCTTTATCTTCTTCGTCAAATTCAAAGTCACTTGGGTCATATTTCATACCGGCGACCATAAATAATTCTTCAACTGCTTCTAAAAATGATTTATTTTTATACTTCATACTGAAATCTATGTAATCCATAGTTAATCCAGTAGCGAAACATTTTAGACAATTTCCCTCTTTGAACCAATGAGCCGATGCTGTTCTTTCCTGTTTGAACGGCGATTTACACACCAATTTTTCTTTATCTACATCTCCAAGAGGAATTTCGTCGGCCATTAGTTCAAACGCAGTTGTGCCCAACATTTCCTTTGCTTGTTCTATTTTCTCTCTGCTTATCATACTTCATCCGTCCTTATTATATCACAAAGGTTGAAAAATGTCAAATTGTATCAGTAACACATGTATCTCTTGCTGAACACAAATACGAACAAAAGAAGTCGTTTTGTGTTTTTGGAAAATCTATTTCGTCATATATAAGTTTTATTGTATTTCTAATCCAATCATATGTTTCCTCTAAATCTTTTTCATTGAAACATATTTCTTGTGTTATATTCTCTTTGAATTGCTCAAAAACAAGTTTATAAGGATACTCTCCATACATTTCTTTCAATGCTATGGCATAGATGTATAATTGTCTTGTGTAATCGTGTAATTCTTCCTTGTTTTTGAATTTGCCCTTAGATTTATAATCAGTAACTATAAATCCGTTCTTATCTCTTGATACTTTATCAATAAATCCAATAAACTTTCTAGGTTTATCCATAACGTCGATTGTAAATTCAAACTTTACCTCTGCCCCAATTATTTCTTCATCGGGATTATCTTTGATATTTACGAAATAATCGTATCCTTTATTGAAATATGATTCATTTAAGTCAACATATTTATTTGGTGGCGCTTCTTCAGTTACATTCGCGTAATAGTTGTCGTTATAATAACTTGCTAATTCATATATTTCTAGCTCTCCTTTGTTATACTTCTCAAACACTGAATGAGCAAATGTACCATACTGTGAAAAAAAGTTCTCTCGTTCACTCCTTTTCATTATATATGTGTAATACCACGCTCTCTTACATGTATAAAATCCATTTAGCCTTGAAAACGACCAAACCATATCATCTATAATATCATGTCTTATTTCTTGTTCAAGTAGAATCACTTAATCACTCCTTGTGAAGGAGGCCGAGAAGCTGTGAAACCTCTCGGCCATATATTATCAACACATCTTAGAACGGCAAATCCGGCTGTTCACTGTCTAAATTATCACCTGTCGGCTTTGATGCCGCCGCAGTGGCGCTCGCCACAGTTTCAAAATCGAATACTGTTACGTTGTAGAAATATCTCGCGTTACCATTGGCATCGGTCTTATCACTTTTTTCATGTGTGATAGTACCAGAAACAATTTTGATTCTGTCTTTTTCTTTCAACGCTTTAGCACCAGCAAGAGCGTTTCCAACAAAAGTAGCTCTCCAAGAAGAATTAGCATACTTGGGACGTCCATAATCGTCCATTTCCTTGAGCTTTCTACCTGTACTCAAATTACAGGCTACAAACTTATCATGGACTTCCGGCTCGAAAATTGTTGCGTAACTATCTTTAATCTGCAGACTCATAAATTATTTAACCTCTTTCAGTTCATTAATAATCGTATTTGCCACATCAACATCTTTTATTGATGTAAAGTTTTTATTTGTATGATGCTTAGAAACAACAGCATACAGGAGTTCCTTGTCTATACCAGCCTCAATTTTATTCGCAAAGATTGAGTTGATTTCTCTAAGCGCCGAGTCAATATCTGATTTTGGAGCTTCAACAGGAGTTGGTGCCTTTACGGGTTCTTTTGGCATTTCTCCCTCACCAGTATTAGCCCAATCAATCAGTCTCTTACCATCTTTTTCTGTCAGTTTTTCATATTTGCCCTCAAATAAGTGGGTATTGTCTTTAGACGCTGTTGCGATGTGTGTTTCTTGGTCGATATTGAATGTTACAGTGTAGTTGTATTCAATATCTTTTTCCTGCTGTGAACCAACTCCAACCTTTTTAGGTACTTGCTTACCATTCTTATCTTCAAGCACATAATCATCTCTACCACGAGAGGTAGCAATAATATGAATTGGAGACTGAAGAATCTTTTCCATAAAGAGTGCATGTCTGGGTTTCAACTTACCCCATGCGGCCCACGAGTTACCCGGAATCTTATCGTGTGTCTCATTCAACCACTTCCATTCATGGCTGATACTATCAATTACAAGAACCTTGAATCCATTGTCAACCGCCGCATTAATAGCCTCAATATAAGATTCCGAAGTATACGGCTCAGTCAACTGTAAATCGAAGAAATCAAATTCGTTAGCATAGTAACGAATACGTCCGTTTTCCGTGTCAATAGCGGCTACACCAGCACCGCCCACTTTATCGAACATACCAGTCGCCAACCTAAGCGCGGTGTACGTTTTACCACTACCAGATGGGCCATTAAGAAGAACTTTTACCCAAATTTTCTCTCGTTTTGCTTTTTGAAAACTAAATCCTACTGCCATTATTATTACCTCGTACTATAAAATAAATTACTTACTCAAAAACTTATTAAGTTCCTCTTGCGCTTCTTCAAGCGCGGATACTGCTGACTTATATTTCTCAATCGCCTCTGCTTCCTTACGTCTTTGAGAGAATAATCTTGCGGTATCAATCTCCTTTACAAGCCTTTCGACACGTTTCATTTTTACACATGCGTTCTTGTACCATTGTTTGATAGCGGAATCTTTTGCTCGATAGTATTTTTCCATACAACGTGCTTTCGCTATCTTCTTGCCCTCGTCAATAGAAAATTCATCACGAGGGTCACACTTTGCTTTTCCCACGAAACAATCGGGAATCAGCGTCGTCCAGTTGCTGTTAAATCCGAAAAAACTTTCATCTGCTTCTCCAACCTGCCGGACAATAGCTTTATGAGCATCAAGCTCTGTGCCCTTTAGGATGGCAACAACAGTCCGCTTTTCGGAATTAACAATGTACTCTACTGCCATTCATTCGTCTCCTTGTTTTAGTCGTTTTTATATGTCAAGCGTTTTGACTGTGAAACTATTATACCACACTTCTTTCCGTTTGTCAACACCCCATTTGTGAACTTTCCGTGAACAATTTGTTAATATTTATTCATAATTCACTGTATCTCTCTTGCTCTGAACGTATTATAACATATCCGAATCCAAATGTCAACACCCACTATATTATATAATTATATTAATATATTATAATATATTAATTTATATATCTATACGCTTATTATTATAAATTTATAGATATATAATCTAGTTATATAAATTTATATATCTATACAAGTGTTAATATCTATAAATTTATATAATTAAAAAATAAAATAATCTTTTTATATATAAATTTATATATCTATAAATTTGTTAAAAGCGTATATATCTATAAATTTATATACAAGCGTATAGATATATAGATTTATATTAAAAGTTAGTATTTTTATTTTATATTTATAAATTTATAGATATATACAAGTGTTAAGATATATATAATTTATATAACTTGTTTATAGATATATAAATTTATATAAAAATATTTAATTTTATTTTTTTTTAGTTATATAGATTTATATAACTATACAAGTGTTAAGATATATAAATTTATATAGATAGTCTATATATCTATAAATTTATATACAAGCATATAGATATATAAATTTAAAAATAGGGTATTGACAAATAAATTCATATATGTTATAATACAATCATAGCAAGAAACACTAGACAAATATTATTACGTTCATAAATTGTTTACAATTAGTACATATATTGTTTACAGATAGGGTATTGACTTTTGATTCAAAATGTGGTATAATAGCCTTACTTCACACGAAAGGAGAGAAAACAATGGAATTTGATAATGGCACATTTGATATTGACATTTATTGTAACATGTGCGATTCAAACAAGTATGAGTTAGAATATGACGCTGAAGAAAATTGTGTAATTGTTACTTGTTCAGACTGCGGTAATATAGATAGATTATATTTTGACAAATGATTCGATTGGAGCGTTTAAATGTATCCTAGATTTGAAAAAGTAAGTTATGAGCAATTCTATGATGCTATGTCGGAAATCATAGATACTGAATACAAGGATGAATTTATTAAATCAGCTTATGAATCACTTTCAATTCCTCAACGAGCTACAAAAGGTTCTGCTGGATATGATTTCAAGGCACCATTTACGTTTACATTGGAACCCGGTAAAGAAATCAAAATTCCAACTGGAATTAGATGTTATATGCCAGATAATATGGGTTTATTTATTCTTCCAAGAAGTGGACTAGGCGCTAAGAATAGGCTTCAACTAAACAACCAAACAGCAGTAGTGGATAGAGATTATTACTATTCATCAAACGAAGGACACATAATGATTTATCTAATCAATGATAGCAGAACACATAAAACTCTAACTGTTGAAGCTGGTAAAGGATTTTGTCAAGGTATTTTTCTAAACTATTTTACTACCGCTGATGATTCTTCTAACGGAATTAGAGATGGAGGGTTTGGTAGTACAGATGGTAATATTGTATAACGATGATTCTTTGATGTACAAGGATATAAAAGCATTTCTTGACATTAAACATGTGGAGTACACAGAAGTTCCAGCCGCTGATAGTTCATATGTACTGAACGTTGATGGCACATTGTATAATTATCATGCGGCTTTGGCTTGGGTTGACAAGCAATAAGGTGGTGAAGATGATAGATAATTTTGATTGTTTCATGGCTGGACACAAAGTTATAACGAATCGTGGAATTGTGAATATTGAAGATATAAAAGTCGGTGATATGGTTCTTTCACATGATTTGACTTATAACATGGTAAATAAAGTTAATAGCCATATACACAGTGGTGACTTGCTTACTTTTACAATAAAAAATATTGATGAATCTGTAACGTGTACACCAGAACATAAATTTCTTACTTTTGAATCTGGATGGTTAGAAGCTAAAAACATTACGTTTGACCACCACATTCTGTTTGCGAATATGAAAGACGACGATGTAAATAGTTATAGTGAAATAGTAAGTATAAGCGCTTCGTATGATGTCGTTGAAATGGTATATAATTTGTGTGTAGATAAGACACGTTCTTACGCTGTAAACAATATTATCGCTTATGGCGACGAATAAATACAAACACAAAATGGAGATTTTATGGATATAATTCTATACTCAAATCATTGTCCGCAATGTATGATATTGGAAAACATTCTAAAGACGAAAAAACTTGAATATACAATTTTCACAGATGAAGATGAAATGATTAAGATGGGTTTTAAAAGCATGCCTATGCTTTCAGTTGATGGGGTTATATACAGTTTTAGGGATGCTTACAATTTAATTGAAAAGATTGGGGATTGATTTTCTTGAGCATTGAAAAATACAAAAATCAGTATACTAAGTATTTGAACTTCATTGATAGATACCGGAAGGCAGTAAACGCTTCTACTGGTAGTGAGGTCGATTCAAATGCTAACGTTGAACATAAAAACGTAACTACATGTACTGGTGAAATGTATAAAAAAGAAGCAATCGGAACAAATCGGCTTCTTATGATAAATAAAATTACTGAGTTGTATGGACAAGAGTTAGCTGAAGAATATATTAGGCAGTTGGATTCGCACGAGATATATAGACACGACGAAACAAACCCAATGTTGCCATATTGCGTAAGTATCACAATGTATCCATTTTTGTTTAGCGGGACAACAAATATTGGAGGAAATTCAGAGGCACCGAAACATCTTGATTCGTTCTGTGGAAGCTTTATAAACTTGGTATATGCAGTTGCTTCGCAGTTTGCGGGCGCTGTTGCCACACCAGAATTTCTGATGTATATGGATTACTTTATTAGAAAGGATTTCGGTGATGATTATTATAATCGTGTAAATGAAAATGTAATCCTTGGAAAAGAACCTAAAACATTAGAGAATCTTATAGAAAATAAATTTCAGCAAGTTGTATACACGATTAACGACCCTGCTGGTGCTAGAAATTTTCAATCTGTATTTTGGAATATAGCGTATTTTGATAAGCCATATTTTGATGGTATGTTTAGTGAGTTTATGTTTCCAGATGGTTCAGCTCCTAAATGGGAAAGTGTTAATTGGCTTCAGAAAAAGTTTATGAAATGGTTTAACGCCGAAAGACTGAAGAAGATTTTGACGTTCCCCGTTGAAACTGTTAATCTCCTAAATGATGGAAAAGAATATGTCGATAAAGAGTGGTATGATTTTACCGCTGAAATGTGGAGTGAGGGTCATTCATTCTTCTGTTATACGAGTAATAGTGTTGACGCGCTCGCATCTTGTTGTAGAGTTCGTAATGAAGTAACAGAGAACACATTTTCATATACGCTTGGTGCTGGCGGAATAAGTACAGGCAGTAAAGGCGTTATGACTATCAACCTTAACAGACTTATTCAAAATTTAGTAAAAGAAAAAGGCAAGATTACGCTTGAAGATATTAGCGAAAGAGTAGCGGAACAGGTAGAGAAAATCCATAAATATATGATTTCGTATAACGAAATTGTGAAAGACAACCTCAAAAACCATATGCTTCCAGTATATGATGCTGGATATATTTCAATGGGAAAACAATATCTTACTATTGGAATTAATGGGTTTGTAGAGGGGGCAGAATTTTTAGGGATTCAACCTACTGTAAATGACGAATATTTCAAATACGGAGAAGCTATTCTCAAGCCTATTTATACTATAAACAAAAGAGATAGAACATCAGAAATAATGTTTAACACAGAGATGGTGCCCGCAGAAAATCTGGGTGTTAAAAATTCAGGTTGGGACAAAAAGGATGGCTTATATGTGCCTAGAGAGTGTTATAATAGTTACTTCTATCGTGTAGAAGATGATAGTGTAAATCTTATTGATAAGTTTATATTACACGGAGAAAAGCTAACAAAATATCTTGATGGTGGTAGCGCCCTTCATGCCAATCTGAACGAACATCTTACCAAAGAACAGTATAAACATTTGCTCGATACCGCAATGTCAACAGGATGTTCATATTTTACATTCAACGTTCCAAATACAATCTGTAACGAATGCGGCCATATTAGTAAACACCGTTTGAATAAGTGTGAAAAGTGCGGTAGTGAAAATCTTGATTATGCCACAAGAGTAATTGGATATCTTAAAAGAATTTCAAATTTCTCCGAGGCGCGTCAAAAAGAGGCTTTTATTAGACATTATGAATGATTTAAAATATATAAACTATGATATTGTTTTTCAAGAAGTGCCCAATGAGATTTCTTTAGTGTTCAATATTAGTGGCTGCCCTCACAAATGTGAGGGTTGCCACTCAAAATATCTATGGGAATACACTGGTAATTATATAAAAGATGATTATATAAAAGTAATTGATTCGTATAAAAACTATATTACCTGTGTTTGTTTCATGGGTGGCGACCAAAACATAGCAGAACTTTATACTATGTGTAGAACAATTAAAGATATGATTCCTAATATGAAGATATGTATTTACAGTGGGCTACAAAGTATAACATCATTTTCAGAAATCATATCCGATAATCTTATTGACTATTTGAAGATTGGCCCATATGTTAAGTCTCTTGGTGGTTTAGACTCTTGCGAAACGAATCAAAAGATGTATAAGATACACGGTAATGATATGACAGATATAACATATTTGTTTAGAAAGAAAGGTTAATCATGTTACAAATATTTGTTACACAAGATAAAGAACACGAAGAAAAAATAAGGGCCGCTTTGAAAAACAATGATGGGTATTGTCCTTGTAAACTTGGCAAACTACAAGAGAATATTTGCCAATGCGAGGAGTTCTTAAACCAAGATAGTGAGGGTTTTTGCCATTGTAAACTATACTTTAAAGCAGAGGTATAATAATGAGGTCAATTAAATTTGTAAAAGAGCTTTATGGAAACGCTGAGAATATGCCAGATGATTCATTTTTTATAAAAGATTTTGATTTGGCATACGAAAAACGTGACACACTATCTATGTTGGAGAGCGCAATACATTCCGAATTACCATTTGAGGGCATTCAAACTCCGAACGACGAATCAATACAGCGCTCTTTGACTATTAAATTCAATAATGATGCCGAATTCAATGCCACGAGATGCGCAGTAATTTATAATGATGGCGATTGTGATGATTTCATAGTGAGCAATTTGCTTGAAACATTTTGGAAAAATCTTGATATACCTGATGGTATAGCGCCAGAAAATTATGCTGATGATTTCTGGAAATATGATTTGGAATTTGAAATTGGAAACTGTATTGTTTACAGCGAAAATGGAGAATTTGAATCATCTTACGAGAATGAAAACGGAGAAAAAGTTCCTGTAAAAACAAATAAGAAAACAATTGGTGTTCTACCGTATAAAGTGTCATTCTCAAAAAGAGAAGAAGAAGAAGTGCCACTTGGTATGTAAAATTACGACGTGTAAAAAAGGCTAACCCATACGGGTTAGCCTTTTATTTTTACGCTAAAGCCGCCTGTGCTTCGGCAATTTTGTCTTTTAGACGCTCATTTTCTTCTAATAAGTTCTTGTTTTCAGCCTCTATTCCCTCAATATATTTCTTGAGAGCTTCATTTTCAGCAACTAATTCTTTATTCTTTTCTTCTAAGACATTGATTTTGGCCAGCGCTTCATCAACCTGTTTCATCAAATCTTCAAGCTGTTTCATAAGTTCTTCAATTTGCTTTACAAGTTCACTCGTTGGAGTTTCTGGTTCTGGTTCAGGCGTAGGCTCTGGTTTAGGAGTCGGTTCCGGTTCGGGTTCCGGGGTTGGCTCCGGTGTAGGTTCCGGGTCAACCGGAGTGTCAATTATTTCACATCTTCCATCTGGTAAATTATATACAGCATAGTAAGAATTACCGTTTGTATATCTAAACTGACACCAGTAAAGTTCTTCCTCGTGAGCCTCAGTATCCATCGTAATAAGGGGATATGTTCCAACTGGAATATAATCGCTATCTCCAAATTTTACAACGTCACTTGTGTTTCGAGACATGAAAGCCTGATTCTTATTTGGAGTTATAATCTTCAAAGACTTATTATCAACAGCTACATCAATAGTAGCATCAATAATTTCACATCTATCATCTGGAAGATTGTACACAGCATAACAAGAACCTCCGTCTGGAAGTCTAATTTCACACCAATAGAATCCCTGTTCTCCTACTGTGTTCTCTTTGCTGATAATCTTATAATCACCAATTGGAAGATAATCAGAATCTCCAATCTTTATAACATCATCTACGTTCTTTGAGCCGAAGCCCTGACACTTATTTTCTATTTTTACTCTATATCTTAGAACAGACAAATTTTCCACGTCTCCACCACCTGTCGAACCTCCGTTGATTATAGACGGATAATCTTTATAAGCAATGTTCATATCAACATTGCCAGATATCCCAGATACTGAACCTTTAGAACTATACTGCCATATTGTATATGGGCCTGTATATGATGGATTCCCTGTATAATCAGCAAGCCATAAATCATATGCGCTCAATTGGCTCATATCTAAAAGTGTTTTAGCGAAATTTGTGTATGTATATAATACAGGATAATATCCAAGGCTTTGCGTTTCGCTCAAAAACGCTTTACATATATCTGTATTTGTTTGTTTGCCTATCTGTGAATACAAGGCGCTATCTTCACAGTCGAAGGCAATAGGCATTGTAATAGTATATTGTTTTACCTTTTCAGCAACGGCTTTCGCACATACCTTTGCGGCACTAACAGTTTTAGCATATGAATACACATATACGCCAACATTTATTCCTGCGGCTATTGCGCCAGCCATATTCGTCTGATAATATGGGTCATATCCCTCGTTTATTGTACCATCATAGTTACAATACCCGACTCTGATAAAGGCAAAATTGTATCCAGCCGCTTTTACTTGTGGCCAGTTTATAGTTCCTTGATATTTTGATACATCAATACCTTTTATTTCGGAGCTTATATTAGAGTTATCGTTTGAATAATTATATATTCCAACAGAGTTAGAACATCCGGCATATTTTGTTGGGTCAAGCCCTTTTCCACTTCTTGTTGCTCTCACTTCAAGATGGCAATGTTTGATTGGTGGATTAGCGAGTGCGGCGTTTCCGCTGTTTCCCATAATAGCAATAGCGTCACCAGTTCTTACTTTTTGTCCGACTGTGACTAAGTTCCTTTCGTTGTGGCAAAAATATAGATAGTTTACAGCATCTGGCGTTTGATTGGCGTCTAGTTGTACACACACATACCAACCCCATTCCCAAGTTAAATCGCCAGTGCTTTTATCAACTATCCTAGAAGAAACAACTGTACCACTAATTGACTTACCATCGTAGTCTGGCATGCGTATTGTAGTATCGTCAATCCCAACAACATCAATACCTCCATGCCATGTTTTCCCTCCGCTTCTTGTATAGCCGTAACAGCTATAATAGAATGGGACTTGTGTTCTACCTGAATAGATAGACATATTATTCACCTTTTTTGTTTTTAAATATATGTTATAAGTCAGCCGTAAGACTATCAACACCTGTTATCATTAACGTATTGCCAATATTGTTATTGTATACATCATCTGAAATTGTAATTACAAAACTCACCACTGCTTTGTCAATGAAATTATTTGTTCCTGTGATAGATGTCACATTAGTCCATCCATCCGATGCGAATACTTTAGCAGTTCCAACTGTATTTAAAGTTGGTGTCACACGCATCGGAACGGCTAAATGAACTGTAAATACAACTCCCCATCCTAAAATACAGTCACACTGATACCACTTTGTGCTATCCAAATAGTAAAAATATCGCTGACATTCAGCAAGCTCTAAAGAATAATTTTTGGGCACATATGGCGTGGCCACGCTGCCTTTTTCCCACTTAATATAATTGACGGTAAGCGGCTTCTTCGGGTAAATGCCAAGATTATACTTTGTTTTATCTCTCGCATAGGTACAAAGCACGATTTCAAAGTCGTCGCAATCATAGCTGGCAGGGACATTCGCAAAAGTATCATACAAATCGCGGTCAATCACTTTCATTGTCGGGGTATGCAGCTTTCCGTTGGCATATATCGACACCGTAACATCGTCACCAATACTCAGTTGGTGCGCTCCCATTTCATTTGATTGCCACATACCGCATGCACGTGCTGCATAACTAGGTGCAGTTAATGTGTGCGTATTAACAGTGTAAGTAGCGCCAGATATACGCCATCTGTCGATGGCGTATATGGAGTTGCCTGTGGATGCCATGTAGATTTCTCCTTTACGTTGATTCACCACGTTCAAAAAGTTTGTGTTTGTCCCGAGATTCGGATTTCCAACGTATGCGTATTTTGTAGTGTTCATTTGTTCTACGATGACATTTTCTTTATTGCTAGAGTATATAGTGCCATATTTATCACAGGCTATTTCTCCATAGTTTAAAGTGGGGGGGGGCGACACCGTTTCCGACGAAGTATTTTGTCTATATATCTTTATTGACATAGCTATCACTCCTCTTAAATTGGAGTTTATTTACCATTAATTATTTCTTTATATTCAAACTCAGAAATCCACATCGGTACATAAGAACGTAATTGTTCTTTTGTTATATTTCCAAGCTCATATTGTATTTTTAAAAAATCAAACATTTGTAATCCCCCTAGATAACATAGTCAACATTGCTTCTTCTAGGGCTGCCAGTCTTTCATCATTTGTCGGTAGCGGTTTCGCTCTATTTGAAATTTCAATTTCTTTTTCTTCGTCTGTCCGTTCAACTATAATATCGTTTTCTAATTTGTAGTTGGCACACCAACGTTCGTCATATAATGGCTTAGAAAAGTAATTGTTTTGAGCATGATGGTATTTATCATCATACCCTTTATCAATAGCTATCCAACCCACCGTGTCGGCCAGAAACGCGCTGCTGTTCACTTCAATAATGCGCCCCGCTTCGTCCGTGCGGACATATACGGTATATTTATCTTCCATGATATCCCCCTCCTTTTTTAAAGGTCTGCAGAAAATGTAATTTCGCCATTATAAAAAGCGTACAAAGGGCCAATGTAGGTTCCACCAGCAATAGTGCTCATGGTTAAATTTAATGTATTTCCAGTCAAAGAATTTACGGACGAAACAGTCGCCTTTTTATCCATACCGTTAAATCGTATAGTCCATTCGCCGGGTGCGCTCACAGTAGGCGTAACCCTCATAATTTGAGGAAGAATTATATTAACGAATGTTCCTGCACCAGTGTGTTGTTGCCCGAATGTTTTAACAGAATCCACTTGGTAATAGAACCTCAAGCATTCCGACAGCTCCGCCCCGTACCCCTTCGGCACATACGGAGTTACAGAACTTCCTCTTTCGAGCTTTGCCCAGTTTACTGTTATTGACTGAGATGGTTTTAAATACATCACAAAAAATATTTCTGTACGATGCTCAAGCTTAACAAGTTTAAATCCGCCCCAAGATGTTTCTAAATCATAAGGAGCTTTTTTTATAGAACCACTGAAACTTTGTATTGTTTTTGTAAAGCTATGCTTTGTATTGTTTACATAAGCACTAACCGTAACAATATCTCCGATAGTGAGTAAATCTGTATTTACTATTTGTCTAAATTGAGAGCCGTACTCACCAACAGTAGAATCAGATTTAACAACTCTTGTATTAACATTATATGTAGATTCAAATATTTGCCATCTATCAATACAATATCCATTTATATCAAATTCTGCTTTATTTCTTTGATTCACAGGATTTGTAAAATCACTGTTATCAAGCAAATTCGGATTACTTACTTGACTGTAATTCTTCTCGTCTAGAACACCAACCGGCTTGTTGGACGAATCTCCAACATATAACTTACCACCTTTATCTGAAGCTATGACTCCATATGCCAAGGTGGGGGGGGGGCAACGGAGCCGTGGACGAGGTGTTTTGCCTTTGAATTTTAATTGCCATTAATATCACCTTTTTTTTATATCTCGCACGATATATCAACAGTTAAACCGTAGGCGATACCTGGTGTGTTTGTTACACCAGTTGTAGCTGTGCCAATATTTACAAGAATACCGTTTTTAAATCTTTGTGCTCCAGTAACTGATGTATTTAGCGCTTTAAATGTACCGCCGAATACAACGTTATCAGTCGTTTTCACAGTAACAGTGGGAGTCACACCACGCATCATTACGGGTGTTGGTATAAAACATCTGAATCCAGGATTGTTTACAATTCCCGCTGTTCCATATCCAACAGCCGATATGAAATACCTTGAACATTCAGCAAGTTCATCACCATATGATTTTGGAACATAAGGCGTAGCAGTATCTCCCGCTTCTAATTTAATCCAGTCAAGTGCTACACTTCCCGGACTTGATGTGCCAGGAACAACTCCAAACCCAAACCATTGAGTGTTTTGTCCTGAAAATTTTTCATATGTAAAGTAAAAGGTGCCCATATTCCAAGCCTGCGAAGCAACAGTAGAACCCACTACAAAACTATGAGAATATACATTACCTCCAACACCAGCAGACAGAGTATATGTTCCAGAGTCTAATTTTTCAAGTCCTTGACGCATATATGATATAGCATCTAAGCCAAAACGCGAAGTCTGATTCCCAGCATCAAAAGTTAGAGTATGCGTGCCTACATTATAATCTCCTAGAAGAACCCACCTGTCTATACAGTATTTCCAATCTAACTGGAATGACCCGCTTCCACGCTGAGCTACTGGATTTTTAAAGTTGGTATTATCGAGTAAATTTGGATTGCCTACTTGGTTGTATATATCGCTATTTAGCATGTATGTAGGTACATTGGAAGAATTTCCTACATATAGTGTACCGTCTTTATCGCATGCTATTTCACCGTACAACAAGTCAGAGGGTTGTTGCCCCCCCCCACTTGAGGGGTTTTGTCTATGTATCTTGATTGACATTTATATCAAACCTTTACCAGTAAACGGTATACGGCATTTAACCGTATACCGCGATAGTTTTACTATTAATAAAAACCGCCGTCGTAATTTAATTCACCGTTAATTGTTACATTGTTACTAAATGTTGTGGAACCCGATACTGTACCGCCTGTTAATGCTAACGCACCAACATTAGCGGCTGTTAGGTTTACCTGACCTTCTCGATAATCCGTTTCGGCTTCTCCTTTTACACCATATACCCTGCCTCTTGGGAGACTCCAATTTCCATTGGCGTTTAGATAATATGATGGATGTGACGAATCTAACTTTGGACACAAACCAGGAGCAGAGCTGCTTGCTAATGCTCCACTAAGAATCATACTTCTATTCGCTAATGCCGTGATTCTGCCATATTGGTCTATCGTTATATATGGCACATTAAAAGCAGAGCCAAAATTAATTGTTCCTGAAGCGCTCGGGCCAACGCTTTGACTTGTAGTTCCGGGGAACAACGCTACCAAATATATGTTATATTCTCCATCAACCGTAGATGGTTTAACGGATATTGTTGTGCTCCCGTTATAAATAGTTCCAGTGGGTATACTCCATTCTCCGGTTGAACAAAGGTACCTTGTTGATTGGCCAGAAGTCGGAGCGGGAACCAATCCGCTTGTACCTGCTGCTGTTGTTGTAGCGCCTGTGAATACGGAATATGTCGTATCCTCCCAAGGCACATTAACATACGCTTGCCCAGAAGTATTAAGTTCAATAGGGTAATTCTTCCCACTTTCAGTGTACCCTATCTTAATTAATCCAAGTGTGCTAGATGTAGCTTGAGAATATGTTGTGTCTGTGTCTGTCCATGGAACATTAACAAACATCTTATCGTCAGCATCAAGTTCTACTGGATAGTTTTTGCCACTTTCCGTATATCCAACCTTAACAAGTCCTAATACGGTGGATGTTGCTGCTGAGTATGTTGTGTCTGTGAACTTAGCGCCAGATGGTACAGAAGAAGCTATTGTAAACCCTGTTGATTTAATTTTACCAGTCGTTCCATCAAAAACAGCTACTTGTCCAGATGTTGGGGCTGTACCGATAACTCCAACTTCAGTTGGTGTATATGTCGGTTTATTCGGCTCTTTTGCCCATGCTGATACGTCAGATGCTGGACGAGCATTAGATAGTCTGGAATCGTCTCCTTGACATACCGTACCAGCCGCTGTGCCGAAATTCTTGTTGAACGCCGTATTCTTAGCAAATGCTGGTTCAGCTCCTATGGAAGTAGGAGTGGGTTCGGATGGTAGTGTTATACTTCTACTATCAGCCGATGTTATCTGTCCCCTGCTATTCACACTTATATATGGTACATCAATAGAATCTCCGAACCCCACACTACTATCTTGTGATGGGCCGTAAGAACCAGCAGTTACGCCGCTATTGCTTATTGAAAAAGAGGTGCCATTAAGGGATAATCCAGTACCAGCCGTATAAGTTGTGTCAGTGAATTTAGCTCCCTCTGGCACCCTTGTCCCTATTGTGTATGGTAAAGATTTATAGCCTAATGTTCCATCGCCAATCTTCACCTTGCCAGTATCAGTCTCAACCAAAAACTCGCCCTCAAGGTAAAGTTTGTTGGCATTATTAAAGTTAGTGGAAGTATCATGCTTTTGTTGCTGTCTGGCATCTAAGGTTATATTAGCCATTTAATACCTCCCCTTTCTTAATGGTAATTATGCGTTCCCGCCATTAAGAATAAAGGTATCAGTTGTTCTTAAAAGCGTATCAGAGTCTGTCAGTTCAGTAGAAGCGTGAGTAACCCAGTTCGCGTTTGCTCTCGCTGTTGTAAAGTACAAGTTGCTACCCTCAGCAACCTCGGACGTTGTAAGCGTAACAGCTCCAGTAAGTCCGTTTACACTCGTAACGGCGTCAGTTGGTGTTTCAAGTTCTACCCAGTTCGCCAACGTAGTAGCAGGAGCAACTTTAAGAATAAATGTCTTATTTACATCAGTACGAACAGCTACGTCGCCCTGCTGTGCCTCAAGAGCAAGCATTGCTGCTTGGCTATCAACAACAAACGTGTCAGTAATGGCAATTGCGGGGATAACAGCTTCACTAAGTTTACCACCAGCGCCAAGAACAGGTACATTACCCTCAGCAGTACCGAAGTCTTTTGCCGCCGCTGTTCCAGCGTCAGAAATCTTAGCAAGGGTAAGTTCAGGAATATCAGCCGCTGTAAGGTTTGCGACACCTTCTGTCACTCGTCCTTTAGCATCAACTGTAACTTTTGTGAAAGTGCCAGCTACAACACCGCTGTTAGCAAGCACAAGAGGAATTGTTACGTTAGCACTACCGTCAAACACAGGAGATGTACCAGTAGCATCACCAGCAACAGAAATTGTACGTCCAGTAGCCAATGTGGTAGCAGTATCAGCCGCCACAGCCTCTGATGCCTTACCGATTGTCATTGTGCCGTCAGCACCGATTGTTACTGTATCTGTACCCTTGGCTGTTGATTTAACAACACCGCCAGTTTCTGCTGTGCCATAGTCAGTATTCTTTACATACTCACCAGGAACGGCTGTCAGAGCGCCCAAATCATCTGCTGTAACCGTAACATCGGCAGAGCCATTAAATGTCTTAGAGCCTGCAGTAAGCTTTCCTTTTGTAGCGTTTGCCGTATCAGCGACGATAGCCGCGTTTACATACCCCTGTTCGGCTTTTGGATTGTTGGCAAACTGCGACTTCAACATGTCGCCAGCGCCAAGGTCGCTCAAATCATCAGGGGTGACAACCTGTTTCCATACAGCCTGATTTGCTGTGTTATTAAACAGCAGATACGCTTTATTGGCGGCTGTATCAACCCACATTGCGCCAACATCATATCCAGAATCCGTAGGTGTCGGAGCCTTATTCATAATAATTGCGCCAGTAGCGCTCGCATATTCAAGCGTTTTCCAATCGCTTACTCCGTCACCGAATTTAAATTTTCTAGTATCTGTTTCTACACCCATTTCACCCTTTAAAAGAACGGGGTTTTGTGTAGTCCAGTTATTTTTAGTATCATTTCTTATTTGAATTTTTACATCTAATGTTGTATTAGCCACGAGCTTTCCCTCCTGATATAATATCTATCTCACTATAATCAGAGCCTACACAATAATACTTTAAATCGGTATCTGACCATCTATAAGACCTATTTGTAGAAGTTTCGATATATATATTCTTTTCACTTCCTATATTTGGGAACTCAATAGCAGTCTCTTTTATAATTGTTTCGGCCTTTGTGTCTTTCAGCTCTTGATATTGAGCAACGGATTGTTCTTTATATTCATTAACAAGTTTAACGTATGCTTCGTAGTCCGTTGGTGTAGGCGGAGGAGTTGGAATATTATCGGCGTTATAGGGTGTAGGAGTAACAGGAACCATTACTTCGTTTGTCGTAATTCGCTTAGTATCTGTAAACCCATACAATGATACTGTGAAATTAGGAGAAGTAATAACCTCCCATGGAACCAAACACACATTGCCAACAATTGGAACTGTAAAGTTTTTGTCCTCAGCCGTATTATTGAATACGGCGTTCTGTGCTACTTCTTCCCAATCGTATGAAAAGTCAAACGTAGCATATAAATAATTATATGAACCCCCAACTACCTTTTGACAATCATTTCTAGTAAGTCTTTGTTTGTTTACAGAAAAACTAAGCATAAGTCACGTCCCTCTCTGTTCCCAGCCCTCGGCTTTGTCAATCACGACTATATCTTCGTCTTTCAAATTACCAAGACTTTTGATTTTATCAAGAGCCTGTTTCCCGTAAACTGTATATGATAATGTGATAATGATTGCTACTATGGCTAATACGCTAACACCTTGTATACTCTCAGAATATTGTGGAGCAACATTGTATATTTCTATGAGTTTTGTAATTCCAGAAAGCCCAGCGGCAAGAATATCGACGCCGAGAACAACGCCGATATTCCTAGCAACGCCCGTAAGAAGCGTTTTCCACTGGAACTCATTTGTCTTAGACGCGATAACCGAACCTAAGATACTATTGGAAAAAGCACAAAACAACATAAAGATTCCAAAAGATGATACCATTACTAAGCTATCTAATACAGCGTTTAAAATTTCATTCAACATAGCTAGGCATCCTTTCTATATGTCATTTAGGAGACACCCATTTCATACAGTTTCTGCTCAACATATGTCCTCTGTTCCAGAGTAACATACAGACACATTACTTCTGTGGTTTCTCCTGTTTCGTGACTTGTAGTTGAAACGAGTTTCTTACCAATACTAGTCACAATGCAATAGTGACGATATAAACACTCATAAGCGACATCGCCGCCGTCTCCTGTTTTGGTGATGCGGAGTTCATCCGTTGCGGACTCGTCCGAAAACACCTTTTCGAGCGCTTCTAATGTCATTGCGCTTTCATCAATGTAAATTTCCATTTTGCTACGAATATTCGGCAATCCGCTTGGATATACCGTAGTAGGTTCAAGAACTTCATATTCTTTGCCATTTTTAAGTGTTACTTTTATCATAATTGTCTCTCCTTTAAACCAGATAACAACCGTTCATTAATATTGTTGCGTTTTTACCCAAGTGAGTAGCGCCAGATTCAACCTCTAACATCAAATAATAATTCCCATTTGGGGAGTTTATATTGAATTTAGTGCTTGCGGTATATGTTGCGTCGAATCCGTTTGCTTCGGAATAAATAAGTTGTTGAACAACATTCCCGTTTATATCACTCAATGCCACCTTGATATGTGAAAAGCTATTTGTGATAAATGCCCGGAGATTGGCAAAATATATTTGTGAATAACCTATTGTGCTAAATCCACCAAGCATAACACGCCCATATCCGCGTTCTGTGCCGCCGAATGCATCAACCTTGATATCTGTACCGCTGTTTGTAACCGTAAAGTATGCGGCGTATCCAAGGTTCTGTGTATTGGCAACAGGAGCGCCGGGATATACAGTGTACTCTTTCTTCCAAACCTCAACGTTGTTACATGACACAGTTTTGCAATATGTTCCATTAAATATAACATTGCCAGAAGAAGGGATATTTGTGCCATTAAATGATAATGCCATTTATATCCCTCCCGTCGTGTCAACTTTTATAGGGGGGGGGCAACTAGCCCAGCGATTTTATTTAATTTCATATCTTATACTCCGTATCAATATTAGAAATTACACTTTAAACTATAAACATACCCTGTGAAACTACGATAGTTATTATTTGAAAAACCCATCAATACATAGTAACTTCCACTAAGCCCCGAAGTATTTAGAGTTACGCTGGTTATATTTGAAACACCAGTTACCATAGTTGCCGCTACGCTTGTATTGTCAGCATTTATCGTTGGCCATGAATTAAGTATATGTATATAAAAATACGAATATGATTCGTATTGGTCAAAAACATTAATACTTGCGGTCAATGATGAAATTGCCGATAAATCAACTTTCCAGTTGGTAATAACACTACCACCGCCAAGATAATTGCCAGTACACGTCACCGAAATATTTGATGCGTTGAAAGCCGGAGTAGATGCGGTTTGGTTTCTGTAATAGTTTGTACCAGCAGAGCCGCCTAAATAATAAGCGGCTTGAGCATTCCAGCCACCAGTAAATTCGGTATATTGATTTCCGCTGTTATATAACCATTCTGGTGCTCGTTTCCAAACTTGGGTTCCATTGTATGTTACCGTGCTACAACCAGTTCCATTATATGTTACGTTTCCGCTTACTGGTACATTTGTGCCATTAAAACTTAAAGCCATAATAACACATCCTTAACTATAACTAATACTAAGGTTTGTTCCAGACAAACTCATACTAATATTAGACGAACGACGAGCATTAGATAGTCTGCCATCGTTACCTTGACATACAGTACCAGCAGAACTACCAAAGTTTTTATTGAATGCTGTATTTTTGGTGAATGCTGGTTCGGCACCTACATTGGATGGACTAAGTGTCATATTTGCCGTGGCACTTCCGTCATAGTTTACGAGGGCAGTTCCACTATTGCTCATAATAACCAGAGCGTTAGTTACCTTGTTGGCTTGCGCTACAACAGTAGTGCCATCGGTTATATCAGAAATATCGCTTTCTATTTGTGTAATACTATTATCTACCGTTGTAAACTTAGAGGTAATGGTGGAGAATCGTTTGAGTATTTTGCCAAATAAAATAGACAATTTATCGCCAGAAGCTATGTCAGTATCGGTAGCAGCCTCTGTAAAAGTAACAGTAACATCAGAGCCGTCGCCAGTTTTGTCAAGTTTATTGAGAAATGCTGGTGTTCTATCGGTTACAAAATCTGTCATTTTGACTTCAACTTGTCCGCCTGTTACAACAGTGAGCGGCCCGGCTGCGTTGTCGAAGTCAACAGGGTCCGTGGCGTAGGTTTCGGGCGTAGCGAGCTGGTAGGCTACTTGGACGGGTGTGCCTGCAGCTTTTTGGGCGGCGAGCCATGTTTTCGCAGTCGTCGTATCGGTAACACCTAATGTTGTCCATGTGTCGGGTGCGCCCAAGATTTGCAAGCGATATAGTTTTACCTCATTAAAACTTGCCGCCAAGCCACCCGCAATAGTCGGTATAGCACCAACCTCTCCATGTGAAAATTCCAATGAATATCGACTCAATGCACTACTATTTAAATCAAGAAAGAGCCTTTTAAATTTTCCGTAATCTTCAAACATGACATTTTCTGTCACGTCCAGCTCCACAAAGCCCGTCTGGTACTCCGTCAAGCACACGTCAAGCCCGTTGGTGCCGTCGTAGGCGGTGGATTGGTAAAACACTTTTGTGGGGTGCTCATCGAACCATGCTTTTGCATGCTCCAAATCATCAACTTCCAGAACGCCTTTCATCCAGAAATTGAATCCACCAGAGAATGCGGAGATGCCTGCTGTGTAACTTGGGATGAATTTATTACATCCGGGTTCTACAGTTCTATTCACATCTTCTGTATCCGTATTGATGTAGTATTGGTATGCATTCGCACTATTCTTTTTCAGTTTGGAGCTTTCGACCTGTAGAGATTTGTCCCACTTGCTCTTCACCCTAGTCCGGCACACGTCCCTCACATCGCCAACCTTATGCAGCGGGCGCGAGATGGGGAGATGTGTGATGCTCGGATCAACATATGGCACAAACGGTACAGGTTCGGTGCCTTGAACAATCATGATGTGGAATGTTTCGTCTATGGTTTGGTCTGGCAAAAGTGACAAAAAGATATGCATGTTAGTATAACCGCTTTTAATTTTTACAGTTATACTGGTACTGCCAGCACTTAAACCATAAGATTCTTTTCTACCATCTGGTGTCATAACTTGAAAATATATTTTAACGGATGCCGGGGAACTCAGGCTTATGGCGATATCCCCGGCAATAATGGCCGATGGAATATTAACCCTTACAAGTCTTGGCCATGTCTCATCTGTAGCAGTCCCTTTAACCGTTACGCTACCGTCAGCATTAGGGATGACCGATATACCCTTAACCTCCAAGGCCTCAGGCTTCGCCAAGTTTACAGGTGCGTGCTGCCCAAACAGGATAGCACTATCCACACCCGTAAGCGCCACCGGAGCCTCCGTAGTACCGCCCTGTGCGTTCTCGCCGTAGGCTGTGATGGACGCGATACGCTGCGCCCCCGCGTAGGCGATGGAGACGGGCGCGCCACTATACACAGCAGCGGCACTGTTTGCCATATTGGCCACCTGTACAACGTTGCCGTTTTCATCAAGCGTAGCGATACCATTGGGTTGGGCAGCTTTTTTGCCAGAGCTTTCAATCGTTCCATCGTCAGCTATTTGTAAAATATCACCAGCTTCACCCGTTGCAGTGATGGAAGAAGCACTGGTAATTCCGATAACGACAAATCGTGTACCATCATACAAACACAACACCGGGCTATTAGCAACAAAATCGCCAGCTTCTACTGCTTTAAGTACACCATCGGAACCATATTTCATAACATCTTTATTCGTGGTTCCGTTAATATTGATTTGTACAGCACCAGTGTTCTTTTGATTTAACGAAAGAACAATAAGTTGTTCGTTTTTATATCCGGGATAGTTCGCTACACTAGCAGTATATAACGAACCAGAAGAATATGTACCTTTTACAACAAATGCTGATGGTGTAGCATTTATGCTATCAATAGCATCAGAATGTTGTTTAAGCACAGTATCTATAACATAAAAGTTACTTGTACTCTGACTGCCAGCGGTGGCAACACGGAAATCCAAGAACCTTACATCAGTGTCAGTGCTGCTATACACTGAAAAGCTATAATTCGGCGTTGTAGCCATTTAACCACTCCTTTTTTATTTCTTTACCATGTCGCCTTTGTTCGTGGCAATAACAAGGTGCGGCTTATAAGTATAATTATTATGACATAATAAAATCCAATTCTCCAAGCGTACTACCGTCCATCTCACCAAGCGTTTTTGGGTCTAGTTCACCAAGTAATCTAAATCTACCAACTAATGGCTGTGCTGTTATTTTCAACATTACTGGTATGGTTGTGGTAGCCTTGACAAGCATTTTCATACTTGCTATAATATTGCTTGTCATGGTAATAGTAATGAGATTTGATACTATCGACTTGAAAGAGACAATTAAATTGGTTTTTATCGGGGTAACTTTATTTGCCATTAACATTCTAAGTTTGACACGATTAGCTACTACTGAAAACAAATATTGTGTCTTAATAGTAACCTTTGACAGTAACTTAGCTTTCAAAGAAGATATAATCTTTATTGTGTTGATGTTGTTGAACAGCAAAGTTACCAGTCTAGGAAACGTAGCTGCTATTATTGTAAATGAACGCTTGGCATTGGCATATATTTTGAACGGCTTCATTTAATTGCCCTCCATTCTAAGATTACACAAGCTGAATCTTCATTGAGTTAATAGCAAACAAAAGAATCGTAGCTGTCTGAACCGTTCTGGGTGTGGTTAGAGCATCATAATAAAGTATATTACCACCCGTTAAGCCATCAGAAATAAATACGTGTGTAATTGTGCCCCAAGCAGTTGTGCTTTCTGGGAACTCAAACTGTACTTTATTCTGTACGATGCCACCCGTGGAATCTGTGAAGTTTGTTTTATTGTTTGTAACCGCCACTCTCTTGTATCCGCCACCTGTTGGTTCTGTAACACCAGTGCCAGCCGCATTTATAGCAGTTGTAGAAAGCCCAATATAATATGTACCATTTGGCGTAAACGATGTAGCGCCAAACAGATAGTTATTGAGTCTGTTGGCCTGATAAGTTGTAATAGCCAAAGAAATCACTCCTTAGTTTATTTATAGGTTATAGTATATGGGTTAGAGTAATACTAACCCATATACTGTGGAATATTTATTTTCCTGCTCTGATTTTTGGAATAATTGTGATAACACCCTGCTGATATACATACTCGTCGCCTTTGTAGTCTACAAGAACAGGCTGTTGTATGAATTTACCAGACAGGTTTTCAGTATTTGAACTGCTAAGTTTTACAACGAAGTTATTACCACCGAATATTTCTCCCGGCAAATCTAAAACGGCTACGTCGGGTTGCCCTACATAACACAGTCTCCAACGCGCTGTTGAACTGCTCAAATCCAAAGGAGTTCCGTCCTTATAGAAATAAGAAAATTCAAGCGTTTCAGAGTCGCCAGCAATCATGGCAAATTCACCTAGCTGATTAACTTCTATACAGAATACGCCATTAGCCATCAATATTCTCCTTCTTTCAAGTCTGGCTCCTTTAGTTGGTAGTTGTCGCATTCGACAAACAGTTCTTCAATAACATTCATAACACCAGCGACAATAGCGCAATTCTGTTTGCCGCTTACTTGAATAGTGTTAAGAGCATTATATATAGATTGCAATTTTTCTTTCATTTTCCGGTTCCTCCGTTATAATATAGTCAATAAAATTGAAATTTCAAGGACGCGCAGCAAGCTGGACTAATAGAAATTTTGTGTCAAATATAGTTTTACAACCGCTTCCAGTTGTGACATATGTTAATTTCAAA